TTAGGAGGTAAGGCTGTTTTATGGAAAATAATGTCAGATGAACAAAAAGAGAATTTTACAAATATTGTTTATCCAAAACATTTAGCCTATAAACAATCTCAAAAAAGAAATATTTAAATAACAACAATTATTATTTCTAATAAAAAAGCCCCGATGAAAACACCGGAGCTCCTCTCTACTACCTGCGACACTCAAGGTGAGTGTCACTGCGAATATATAAAAAATCTAACAAATGGGAATACATGAATCAAAAGGCAAATCAGATGAATGGTATACACCTAAATATATATTTGATGCTTTAGAGGTTGAATTTGATTTAGATGTAGCGCATCCAACTTCAAGAACATTTGTTCCATCATCAAGAATAATTACTTCAGATAGTTTGCGAAAAAAATGGGATGGTTTTATCTGGATGAATCCACCATTTGGCAATCAAAAAGAGAAATTAAAATGGATTGAAAAATTTATTAACCATTCGAATGGAATAGCGCTATTTCCAGATAGAACTTCCGCATCATGGTATCAATATTTAGTAAGTAAATCTGATGCAATTTTAATAGTTGATAAAAAAATAAAATTCATTAAACCAGATGGAACTAGCGGCGATCAGCCAGCTAATGGGACAACTCTTTTTGCTAATGGAGAAGCGGCAGTTAAAGCTTTATTAAATGCACAAAAAAATGGTTTAGGGATCTGTTTAGAAATAAAAAAAAGCCCTCCTAAAAGGGCTTGAGACCAAACTTTAATGGGATTTTAAAGTTTAAACTTCAATTTTATGAATCCCAAAAATAATAAAAATTTTAAAAAATCAAAACTATGGAAAACGAAAACGAGTTAATAGAATCTCTAAAAGGGTTTATTGAGGTATCTGCCTCAGATTCGGATAAAAAAGAATTAGTATCGGTTAATTCAATATTAAGGGTTTTAAATATAAGTCCAGTTTTAATTGTAACAAGTGAGCTTGTAAGTAAGTATGAGTGCAGTGGAGATAATTTTGAGCTTTATGTCAAAGAATCATACGAAGAAATCAAACAACTAATCAAAAAAGCTACAGAGTTATGAGTTTAGAACAAAAACATTTAGCTGCATATTTTCCTTACAAATTAAAATTAAAAGGAGATGACGGTATTTATACACTTATTGGATTAAATAAGCCTTACAAAACAAATGACAAATGTTTTATAACGGGTGAAGTTAGATTTGAAAACACTACACGAATTAGAAGTAATGTGTTTAATAGAGATGAAAATAAATTAATCCCTATTCTACGACCTCTTTCAGACCTTACGAAAGAAGATTTTAGTTTATTTATGAGTTTGTACGGGTTAACAAAATCAGAAATATTAGAATGCGACATAGATTATTTACCTCATGGATTGGTGAATTTCTTTTATAGCCATCATTTTGATATACACAACTTAATAGATAAAAAAGAGGCGGTTGATATTAACACTTTAAATCAGGAGAAATGAAATTAATAGGAATGACAGATTTTGTTTTGGAGCAATCTAAAGAGCTTCCAGCATTACCTAAAGTACAACATATGACAAAAGCTTATATGACGTCTTACAATTATGCTAAATTCCTAAAACAACCATTAACACTTGGAATGTTTGTTCCAACGAATGAAGATGGGAATGTTTTGAAAGAGCCTAGTAAAAAAGATATGGAATGGTTTAAAGGTTTAGCTTATGGGGATTTCTCTTGTGATTATACTAGAATTTTTGAATTTATAGAAGCTAAAGAGCGTGTATTGTTTGAATTTGATGGCGATTTGAGTTTGATTAGAAATGTAACTAATTTTTATATAATCGAGGATAAGAACGGGGTTTACTTAAGGGTTTTGAAAAACAAAACTAAAACTACAATTGAAAGTTTACTCAAGTTTTCTGTAGAAATAACACTAACCGAAACCGCAATAAAACAAATAGGATTATGAAAACAGTTTACTTTAAAATAATAGCTAGAAAAATAGGAGATAAAATAGCTTTAATGGCTGTTGTTCCTGATGATTTTTTAGGCCAAGAAATAACTGGTGATGTTGAGATTGAAGCATTCAAATTACCACCTAATATTTATACTGGAACTTATCCAAATATTCGTATAAACACAGACACGATTCAATCTACACAAAAACATAAAGGTGAAACTCCAGATGGAATATTCACGCAGCCAAATTGGGCTATAATTGAAAAAGAGGAACAGGACAATTTAGGAATAGGATTATGAGAGAAATATTATTTAGAGGAAAGAGAGTTGACAACGGAGAGCTGGTTTATGGGAGTTTAATAAATAACGCATTCTATAAAGTGAAAAGTAGAGAAACAGTATTTTATATTTTTAATCCAGAAGATTGCGAAGATGCTTACTCATTTGAAGATTTTACAGATGATTATGGATATTATGAAGTAAGACCTGAAACTGTTTCTCAATTCACCGGGATACTTGATAAAAAAGGAAATAAGATTTTTGAAGGGGATAAAGTGAAATTTCATTACTTCTATCAGGGCGTTTATTCCGGTGGAGCTATTGAGTGCGAAAAAGAAGTAGAGGGAGTTATTGAAATTACTTCTTTAGGACTTTTTCTAAAGTGTGAGAATCCGGATGATGGGGGTTATCTATTGTTTTATCAACCTCATGAAGAGTCTTTTGAATTAATCGGAAACATTCACGAATAAACTAATCAAAACCAAATAATCATGACAAAAGAAGAATTAATAAAAGAAGCTTGGGGAGGAGTTTTTAATCCTCATATATGCGAAAACGGATGGTTTAATATGTGGTATTTGCAACATGTTCCTAATATGGAAAAGTTTTTAGATAAAACAGAATATGACATAATAAATAAGTGTGTTAGACCTAAATCACTTCGAGGAATAGAACACAACAATGGTTGGATTAAAATAGAGGAAGGTTTACCAAAGGAGCAAGGGAAGTATTTAACGTACAGAAAAAACGGTATAATGACCGAAGAGCATTTTTATTTAGTTACTCCTTACGCATGGGAAAAGTTTTACGGTGTTACGCATTGGAAGCCGATAGATAAACAAAAACCACCAATATATTAAGTTATGAGAATGAGAGAGATTAAAACGGTATATAAGTTGTTAAAACCAAGAAAAGAGTTCTCTACAATACCAAGCGACCAAACTAAAAATAAATTAAGAAAAAAACGCAAAAAAAAATAAACTATGACAAGTATAGTGTTAACGGATACGGAAATTAGAAAAGGAGAATTGAACAATCATCTTAGGTTAGGATGGACTGTTTTTTATTGTGTGAAACTAGATACAAAACACACTACATTATTTATTTTAAAAAAGGATTAACTATGATAATAGAACAAATCAAAGACGAATACGCTAAGGAGCAAGGGTATGAGGATTGGACACATTTATTAGCACATCACATCCTTGTCTCATCAGACGAAATAGATAATCATATTAACTCAGTAATACAACTAATCCAAGACGAGTTGAAGAAGAAGATAGCGAATATTGAAGATATTAAAATTGAACACGTTGACGAATTTGGAGATTATATAGATGTTATTGGAACAGAAAAACAATCAATCCTTAACACAGAAAACATAAAATGAAATATACTGCAAAATTCACATTGTCAATACCTATGGAAGAATTTAGAATGTATGCAATTCCATTAGTTGAAAAAATAACTCTCCATAAAGCAATAAAAAATGAATTATATCAATGCTCTATGGGTATTATTGATGGAGCATGGGGAGGAAATGCTATTGATTGGAAAAAAATATTATTTGTCAATTTATTCAAACAAGGAATTATTAAGCAAATTGACTTCGGAAAAGATGTTTATGGAGATTTTAACACAGAAAACATAAAGTAATGGAACTAACAGGAAAAGCGAGAGAAGATTTTAAGAAGTGGTATTGTAAAGAATTAATTAAAATATCATCACATTTAATATTAATTTTTATATCAAAATCAAATATTGAAAAGAATGCACATATTATAGAGTTCTTTGATTCGGTTGGTATTTATATCCAGACTAAGAGATTTTGTCAAGGATTAGAGTTTAAAGAATGGTATTACGTTATTTCAGATACAAGAGGATTGCATTTTAATGATTGCCTAAAGTGTAGAATTAAAGAAGATTCTCGTCAAGAAGCCACCGAACAAGCAATAATAAAAGCAAACGAAATTTACAATGCAAAAACATCATAAAGTTTACACAGAACATTTTCCAAGTCATACAGGGTATTACGATTGCGAAGTATGCGGAAAGAAAGCAGAAGATATTCATCACATCAAACGCCGTTCAGAATTCGGCAAGAAAATGAAACATCTTCAGGATAAAATAGAAAATTTAATCGCCCTTTGCCGGAGCTGTCATAACAAAGCTCATGACAATGTACTTACTAAGGCGTATTTAATTAAAAAACATAATAAGAACTTAGGAAAATAAGCGGATTAAAAACCGCTTATTTCTTTCTAATTCCTAACCATTCGCCTGTTTTGTCATCATAAAAATGAGCAAAATCTAATCCAGTTTCTATTAATTCAATTGGATCAACATTTAAGGCATTCGCAATAACTTCTAATGTTTTTAAAGGTGGTTTTCTAACTCCAGTATGATAATAAGAAATTTGTTGAGTTCCAATTCCAGTTAGTTTTGAAAGTTCAACATTTGTAATTCCTTTTTTTTGTTGTATTTCTTTTAATCTTAATTCCATTTAGCAAATATAGTAAATAAAACAAATAAGCAGTATTCAACTTATTAAATAAAATATATAGTTTTATTTTAGTTAAAAATATTTACAAAACTATTTGTTTTATTAAAACTATTTGTTTTATATTTGTAAAAGAATTAATCATTAAAACAAAATACGATGAAAGTAGAAATATTAAGAAAAAGAGTTGAAGCAAAATTATTAAAGTATAATAACGCTAGTGAAGTTGAGAAAATGATGAATGAAAAATTTGAACAAGCTTCAAGACTTTATAATAACACAAAAAGCATTTTTGAATTTATTGTAACTCATTAAAAAATATAAATATGAACACTTATTCAAAATTCTGTCCTAACGTTTTTCTTGCAAAATGTGAAGAGCAACATGAAAAAGGCGACGTAATCAAATTAACGACTAAATATGGTAAAATCAATGAAAGTATTGTTTTTAACCTGATCTACGAAAAAGATGGTTTTTTCTACTACTCTATCATTCGTGCAGATGGTTTCAATATTCAAGAGCGAGCAAAATTAAAAGCTGAGAAATACGAAAACTGGGCAGATTCAGCTGAAAATAAAAGCAATCAGTATTACGAAGCTAGTCAAGAGGGCAAAGATTTTCTTTCACTTGGTGAACCTATTAAAATCGGTCATCATTCTGAAAAACGTCATCGTGCTTTAATTGATCGAAATTGGGCACGTATGGGTAAATCAGTTGAATATGCAGATAAAGCAAAAGAACATGAAAATAAAGCTGCATACTGGGCGCAAAGAGCAAACGATATTAATTTGTCAATGCCTGAAAGTTTAGAATATTACGAATTTAAATTAGAAGAAGCTAAACTATATCATGCCGATATGAAAGCCGGTAAAATTGAGAAAAGTCATTCTTTTTCTTTGACTTATGCGAAAAAAGAAGTTAATGAACTTCAAAAGAAATATGATTTAGCAGTTAAATTATGGACGTAGTTATGAGTAAAAAGTATGAAAAAATAAAAATATCTATTTGTTGTAAATCAGATGTTAGATATAATGGTTATGTAGGTCTAACTTGTTATGGCTGGACTTGTAACAGATGCGATAGAAAATGTCAAATAACTGAAGTTGAAAAAGAAATTAAACGAAAATGAAAACAGTAATTTTTAAAAGAATTGAAGAAATAAAAAATTCTGATATGGGGCAACCTAAGAAAAATATACTTTTAAAAGAATATAGAAAATTAGTTAATGATTTAGGTATAAAGCCTTATAAAAAACAATCTAAAGTTGATTTAAAATTAGAACATGAAGAAAATATAGGTAATTGGGCAAATTATAATGAGTTATGAGTGATAGATTTCATTACCCTTACACTTGTCCTGAAATTGATAAAAACATTGAAAATTTCAAAGATAATTTGCGTGATTCATTAGATGATATAATTAGAGAGTTATGCCCTATAATTGAAGATACAAAAACTGGTAAAGACTTTATAGAAAATTGGTTTAATCATATATTTTCAAATGCAGAACCTGTTTTCGAAAATGTACGTGATTGTAATTCGAAAATCAGATATGAAGTAGATAGCGTAGTAAAAAACATCGAATCAGAGTTAACAGATTGCGAAAAACAAAGAGATGATTTTGAAAGTGAAATAGATAATCTGAAAGAACAAATTGAAAATTTAACACAACAACAATGAGAAATAAATTAATAAAACATTTATCAGAGGGCTTGAATCAGATACAAATCGCTCAAATATTCAAAAATGAGAATTATAAACCCAATAGTTTAAGTTCTATTGAAAAAGAAATCTACAAATTGAAAGAAGAGTATAACGCAAAAACAATGTTTGAATTAGGGTTTAAAATAGCAAAATCAAAGTAATAATGAATACAAATATAGAAAAGCAAAAAGAACTAAAAAAGGCAATCGATAATTTTAAATTAGTTGACAGTAATAAGAAATTAATGATTGAATATTTATCTGAAGAAAATATAATAAACTACCCTTTTGATGTTGTTAAAATAATTCTTGCAAGAAGTGAATCGCAAGGTACTGAAATACTTGAAGTGAATTTAAGAACTTTTAGAAATGAACATTATTGTGATGTTGCTTCAATGGGTGAAATTTTATTAAATGATAAATTATTAGAAAAGTTAAGATCAGTAATGATTGATAATTTGGAGTAAAAAAATTTGCGATAAAACATGAGTATTATTTATATTATAATATATATTAGTTATATTTGTAAATAGTATTATTGCGAGATAGAGCAGTTGGTTAGCTTGTCGGTTTAACTTGCCGAAGGTCGCCGGTTCGAATCCGGCTCTCGCTACAAAAATCAACATTATGAATTATGAGTAAAAATCTAACATTAAGTATCAAACAAGAGTTTTTCGATAAAATTCTGGCTGGTACAAAAATAATTGAAACGCGCGAAATACGCCCTAATAACATGGTTAAGTATTGCCAGGTAGACGAAGAAGGTTTCGCAATTGAAAATGACAAAGGCATCGAACCGGCAATCTATGATACTATAACATTTCTCACAGGTGCTTATGTTGGTAAACGCCCTAAAATGATTGTCAAGGTCAAGAGTGCAAGAATTCTATTGTTAGAAGATGAAGAAACTCACGAGCTAATTATTTTGAAAGATGATAAAGGTGAAGATTACTTTGCTGCAGTTATCGAATATAAATTAGGTGAGATCTTAGAAGCTCCAGTTCAAAAAAGTAATGTTTAATCTTAAATACAAAGCTGAGTTAGAAGAAGAGTAACAACATTCGCTACGTCAAACTATAGAGGTGGACGTAGAGCAGCATCACAATCTAGTGGCGGTGCTGTTGGTAGAGGTGGTCGATTTGTAACACGTAGACAACGTACATACGATATGCGTAGAGCGTTCGGTATGGCTGGTGGTTAATTATGTCGACACCGTTAGAACATAGTAAAAAAGTAATTCGCACGATTCGTCAAAAGTCTAATCGTGCAATACTTTTTTATTCAGGTGGCAAAGATTCAATCGCTTTACTTGACTTAATGGCTAAAGAATTTGAAGAGGTTGTATGTATTTTTATGTATTTCGTAAAAGATCTTGAACATGTAAACAAATACATTCGATTTAGTCAAGCTAAATATTCAAATGTAAAATTCATTGAGGTCCCTCATTGGATATTATCACAAATTCATCGTTCAGGTATGTTTTGCGTGCCTCAGAAAATCAGATTAATCAAATTGAAGGATGTTATTGAAGCTATGAAAATAAAAACAGGCATTCAATACGCTTTTATTGGTGAAAAGAAAGCTGATAACATGAATCGTCGAATTAAGTTAAGACAATACGAATTAGAAGCGATTAGTACAACGAATAATGTTTACCCCCTTTCAAATTGGCGTGATGGTGATGTATTGACTTACATAGAAAAAAACAAATTACCAAAACCAATCAATTACGGCAAAAAGAAAAATAGATCAGTTGGGGTGTTTTTCGATACTGATGTTTTTGTTTGGTTAAGACAAAATTACCCGGATGATTTGGAAAAGATTCTAAAAGCTTACCCTTTATCTCAAAAACTATTATTCGATTATGACAGACAGAATTCTTAAAAATCCTGATATGAAAGTTAGACAATCAGAAACAATTATTGTCAAACGTTCACAAATCAAATTTGCTCCTTATAATCCTAAGAATCATTCAAAACAAGCAATTGATGAAATTAAACGCAATTTTAAGAATGTAGCTTTTTTGGGTGGTATTGTTTGGAATGAGACAACGGGTAATTTGATTGATGGCCATAAACGCTTAATGGCTTTAGATGTAATTAACAGGTATGATGGTTCAGAAGATTACGAGGTTAAAGTTGAAAAGATTGAACTAGATCTAAAAACCGAAAAAGAGCAAAACGTTTTCCAAACTCGAAGCCGTACAGAACTTGACGACGAATTAATGCGACAATTACTCCATGACATCGATTACAAGAACGCGGGACTTGATGAATTTGATTTGAATTATTACGGTGTCCCAGTTCCTGAATTAGAAAATAATTCAATTGCTAACGAAATAGAATCTCTTTACGAACCAGTTGCAGAACAAAAAGCCTTTGATGCAGAAGTAAGAAAAGAAGCCGTAAAACAGGCAAAAGAAGAAATAAAAGAAAAAGCAATAGAAAAAGCAAAAGATATGACCGCTTATGTAATGTTATCCTTTGATGATCATAACGCAAAAGCAGCTTTTTGTCAAAGGTTTGATATAAACGAAAATGAAAACATTGTAAAAGGTGAAGAGTTTTCGAACAAAATAGAACGAATTTATTAATCCAATATTCAACATTATGAACAAAAACGAATTAAACACAGCAGTAGATCAACAAAAATTCTTTCAAGAATTAAACGAAAAATTACAGGCAGAAACTAGAGAAAAATTAACAGCTACACCTTTTCCATTTGATGAAATAGTTGATCCGTTAATTGATTCAAATGTTTTGAAAATAGGTAAAGTAATGCTTCAAAATATTTCATTAAATCGATTAAAAATTGATGTTGATGTTTTTGAAGATTTAGCCAATGAAAATTATAATTTATTTTCAATTCCTTTTTTATTAAATGGACTACAAGACTTTACTCCAAACGAATTAGGTATCACGCCAATCGAATATGTAAATCTTATTCGTGATGCGTATGTGTTAGGAGAATTACATAGTAAACATGCAAATCCAATAAAAGATGAAATTCAAAAAAAGTTTCAAAAGAAAGCAGACGAATTTCAAAATCAACAATTAGTTGAGCAAAATAAGATGCAAAAACAAGATAATAAAAAGGTTATTCCGATGAATCGAAAATAACTAAAATGCTACAATATAACGCAATATGGCAACACTGACTAAAACAAAAGTTAAGAATGCTTTAGAAAAAGCTGGAGGAATGCCTGTACAAGCGTCAAGACTTTTAAAGGTTGATTACTCCACGCTTTATCGTTTTATGAAGAAGCATCCTGAACTTGAAGAAATCAGAGAAAGTGCAAGATCAAAGCTTCACGAGGATTTAGAAAGCTTAACAACGTTCGCGGTTAAAACTGGTTTCATCCAAAAAAGTGCTTTAGATGAAAATGGAAAACCTACTTCCGAAACAATTTACGAAGAGGTTGATGTAAGAACAAGATTGCAACATGCAAATTTGTTAATGAACCAATACAAAGGATCAGTAGGAATTAAAGAAGAAATAGATGTTACATCCAAAGGGGAAAAGATTAATAATCAGCCAATCACTGTCATTGAATTACCCGAAAATTTGCGTCCAAAACCAACCACGCAAGAAGCCAGCGAACCACGAGAGTAAGCTACAACAAGCTTGTGTAAAATGGTTTCGTTTGCAATTCCATGATGTCATCATCTTTTCAATTCCGAATGGTGGTTCAAGACATCAAAAGGAAGTTTCAAAAATTAAAGCAGCGGGAGTTTTGGCTGGTGTATCCGATTTGTTCATTATGAAAGCATCGAGAGGTTTTCATGGTCTTTTCATCGAAATGAAATACGGAAAAAACACCACAACCGAAGCACAAGATAATTTCTTAGAAAAAGCAAAAAAGGAAAGATTCGCAACAGCAGTCTGTTATTCCTTTGAAGAATTTGTAAAAATCACAACTCAATATTTAAAATAAAAATGATAAAACAATTATTAGAAAATTTCGAAAAAGAAATAGAATCAACAGTTGAAGTTGATGAAGTAAATCAAGAAGTGGTATTTAATTCAATTAAACTGGATATGCTTTCAGGTGCAAAAAATGCTTTAGAACTTTTGTCAAAAAATGAACAATTCCTTGATGAATCAACTAATGAAAGTTTATCTACAATTGGTCAATTAATTTCAGATTTAGATGATGAGATTAACGGATTAGTTGAAACAGCATCAGTGTAAAATCAATGTTTAAAATCAACATTATGAAAAATAAATATTTATTTTCTAAAAAAGAATTAGAACACTATCTATCGGTATCGATGGGTTTAGGTGTTCTAATTGGGTTGGTTTTTAGTTTTTTATTTTATATACTTTTTCAATATTTAATCAAGTAGAATGCGTGCCCTACTCCATGAAGATAATATCAATGAAGCATACTATCCGTTTTTTCAATCAACGCATAGATATGTTAATTTACGTGGTGGTTCCGGTTCATCAAAGAGTTGGACGGTAGGGCAAAAAGTATTGTTCTGGTTGCTTAATCCGTACGGACATAGAGAAAAGATTTTAGCGTTAAGAAAAGTTGGAACGACTTTACGAAATTCGATTTTCGCATTACTGAAATCGCAAATTGAATTGTACAGACTTGATGTGCAATTTAAATCGACAACTATGTCATTTCATGCGAAAAACGGAAATGAAATAATTCTTGCTGGTGTAGATGACCCAGAGAAATTAAAATCAATTTCAGGTGTTACAAAGGTTTGGATGGAGGAAGCAACTGAATTTTCTGAAGCTGATTTCAATGAAATAGATCGTCGTATTCGTGGGCATGTTGATGGTTTTTATCAAATCATTTTGTCGTTTAATCCGATACATGAAAAGCATTGGATTAAAAAACGTTTTTGGGATTCTCCTGAAGAAGGAGGGCGTTACAATCCTAAGAAAATGTTTAATTTGATTACTACATTCAAGGATAATAAATTCATTGACCAGGAATACAAAGAAATTATGATGGAAATTCCCCCATCTCATCCTGATTATAGAATTTATGTACTTGGTGAATGGGGAATTGAGCAAAACGATAATATGTGGCTTTATGCTTTCAATTATGATAAACACGTAAAAGAAAAATTGCCATTTCTTCCAACGTATGAAGTTTACTTGTCATTTGATTTTAATAAGGACCCGTTAACATGTACAGCTTATCAAAAATCTCCAAACATGGGAGATCCGCATAGTTTTATTAATATTCTTAAAGAGTTTGGAGGTAAACAAGTTTTGAAAGATTTATGTAAAGAAATTAAGATGACATTTCCTAGTTCTATCCTGTACGTTACAGGTGATAGCTCAGGAAATACAGAGGGTGTTGTTGGTTACGAATCAATACACGATTCTGCATACTCATTAATCCGTTCTTATTTAGATTTACAGCCAAAACAAATACAGCCAAATACTTCAAATCTTCATTTTGAAAATAGTAGATTATTGATGAATCAAATGTTTGCACAATATCCAAATCTTTCTATTTCAAAAGAGGGATGTCCTAATTTTATCAATGATTGCACAATTGCAACTATTGACGAAAAAAGTCACAAACCGCATACACTTAAAAAAGATCGTGAAATTTATAAAATGGATTATTTCGATGGTGGTCGATATTTCTTCCAGAAATATTTCCATGATTTCGCGCGAACAAATTATTTTAATATTAAAAATAAATCAGCATAATTATGGCATGGAAAATTGAAAAAACAGAAACATTTTATCATAGAAATAATCGATTCTATGAATATAAATATCAAGAGGTAACATTTTGGTACAATGATGAAACTTTGGAAAGAAAAGAAACTTCTAGAACTGAATTTATACAGGAAGGACAAGAGTATAAATTACCTGATTGGGCAAAAGTTGCTATTTATCGAAAAGATTTAAACATAAATTAATTCTGCAAAATCCCCCTATGTTATGACACAATTTAACACAGAAAAATACAAGGTAGCTTTTGAATCCTCTACTCTAAAAGATAAAAATAATGAGCCATTAAAATTTTATGCTTTAAAGGATATTACACAATATCACTTGAGTAGAAATGTTGCAGCAAATGCCCAAAATATTTATTCTGAAGCCGGATTAACAAAAGAAATGCTTAAAGAGATTTGTAAAAACATGACTGAAGCTGTAAATAAAAATAAACTTGATGAGGTTTCAGTGTGGATTAATAACATTAAAGCTAGAATGTCTTATCCTGTTGATGAAGATTCCGCATTGCGTATGGCTATGATTTATCATTTTATTGATGGTGAAAATCCTGAAACTTGCGAAAATCATTGGACTGAAGAAAAATTAAAAAAAGTAAAACAAGATCCTGAAGCTTACAGTTTTTTTTTGCCAATAGGTTTGGAATTCACTCCAAGTTATCAGCAATACTTAATGGAAGTTTCACAGAGTTATTTGGAACAAAGGAGAATGACAATTCGGCAATTGACACCACCGCCCCACCAGTAAAAGTAAATGATTTATATGAATCGTTTTCGCTAGGCGCATTAAAAATATCTGAAGGAGATCAGCAAAAAGCAGATTACTTTTTAAATTGTTCTGTATTTGAGTATTACTACAGAATTTCCAATCGAAATAAATATGTTGAATGGCATAATAAACAATTAAAAAACCACTCATAAATGAGTGGTTTTTATTTTTCAGCATGTCAAACTATCGTATTAATCGGTAAGAATAGTTCTTAACAAAGATAAATATAATTATAATATATATTTACATTTATATTGTTTATTTTTGTGTATTATGGTGGATGAAATTGTAGACATTATACATCGAATTACTTACGACGTTGAAGATAGGGAACTTGACCACGCAGTAAAAACGGTTAAAGGCAATATTACAGGTATTGAAAATTTAACAAAACGACAAATTCGTTTAGTTGAACAGTTCAATCGTACAAATATTCAAGATGTTCGTACACGTGAACGACTTAATCGTATGATTAACCAAAATGCTACCGCACTAAACCATCATCGAAGAAGTCTAGAGGATAATCTTGTTTCTAACAAAAGTTTAAATAACGCTCTAAATCAAGAAATAGGATTAGTAGGAAATTTAGAACGTCGTTTACAAATCTTATCTCAAGCTCGTAGACGTGCTACTTCTCCAGCAGAAATAGACCGGTACAATAATTTAATTTCCCGGACAAAAAACAGTTTAAACGTAACCAATCCGGCAAGAAATGTAAATCAAAACGGTGGTTTATTAAGCGGTTTAGGTTTAGGGGTCAGCGGCGGTGCAATTTCTAGATTACTTCCGATGATTGGTGGAGCAATTGGAATTTCTCAACTAGGAAGCCAAATAAAAGATGTTACTCAACGTTTCGAATCTTATAGAACTACATTAAGAAATACATTTCAATCCTCTATCAAAGCAAATGAAGAATTTGCAAAAATTAAAGAGTTTGCCGAAAAAACTCCATTCGCAGTTGATGAATTAACCTCATCATTTATTAAACTGGTTAATCGTGGTTTTGTTCCAACAATGGATGAATTAACAAACATTGGAGATTTAGCAGCTTCACAAGGAAAATCATTTGATCAACTTGTAGAGGCCATCCTTGATGCTCAAACAGGCGAATTTGAACGTTTAAAAGAATTTGGAATAAAAGCCAGAACATCTGGTGATATGGTAACTCTTTCATTCAAAGGAATTGAGAAACAAGTCAAGAAAACTGATGAACAAGCCTTAAGAAACGCTGTAATATCTTTTGGTAAACTTCAAGGAGTTGCCGGAGGAATGAATGCACAAGCTAAAACTTTAAGTGGTACAGTTTCAAATTTGGGTGATTCATTCGATAGTTTGTTTTCTGCAATTGGAGATAAAGGAGTATCTCAATTTAATGATTTACTTGGTATCGTAAAAGAATCTGTAGATTGGTTTACTAAATTGATTGAAACAAGTCCAGCAGATAGTTATAGAGAGCAACAAGCTGAATTAAATAATTTAGTAGGTCAGCTAATTATAGCTAATGATCAGGAAGAAGTTCGAAGCGTAATTATGAGTGAAATTACCGCAAAATATCCTGAGTTCTTGAACTTGATAGATGCGGAAAAATCAAATACAGAACAGCTAGCTTCTGCTTTATCTGTTTTAAATCAACAATACGAAAATAAAATACGCCTTGCTTTAATTGATGAACAACAAAGTAGAATTACTGAGAAACAAACTGATTTAATCCGTAAACAGAGAGACGCTATTAAAACGCTTTTACCTGAATTAAAAAAGTACGGATATTCTGAAGTTAGTTTTTCTAGGTTAAGTCCATCACAACAGCAAAAAGTAGGTAATCAAATCCTTACTGATTTAACAAATAAATCTAGTAGTAAATCAAAAGGATTTGAAAGTAATACTATGATGCCAGGTTCCGGAATGATTTCTAATCAATTCAAAGAAACTGCTGCATTAGATAAATTTAAAAGTGATTTTGCAAATTTCAATAAACTAAATAATCAATTAAACAAAGAGCGTGTACATAACATTGAATTAGCGAATGCGGAAAATGAAAGTTACATCAATGGGTTAAAAGAATCATTAGCTTTAGAGCAAAAAGAACTTCAAGCACTTAAAAAAAGTGGTGCAAATCAAAAAGAAATCCTAGCTCAAGAAAAATTAATACAAGGGATTAAGGATTTGATAAATCCACCTAAACCAAATATTGCTAAACCTACAACTGATACTAAAAAGAAGAAAACCAAAACTAAAAAAGCAAAAGATCCTAACGAAATCGCATTAGACGAAATCGACAGGCAAATGAAAGTTGAACAAGAACTAGAAAAGCAACGTTTCCAACGTCGTAAGGAAGAATTATTGAATGCTCTTGAATCGGAATTAATCGATCGTCAAACATATAGCCAGCGTTTAACGGAAGCTGTAGAAGAAAATGGTCAAAAATTACTTGAAATTGAATTAAAATATGCTTTAAAACGACCTCAATATTTGAAGAAAGCTGAGAAAGAAGCGAATCAAACTCGTATTGATGAGATTAAAAATAGTTTCAAGGAATATTCTGATGCAATTCGTGAACGTTCAGAAAAAATAATCAAACAATTAATTGATGAACAAAAGAATATTGATGATGAGATTTTTAAACTTTCAGCAGATTCCCGGACAAAAGAAATTGCTAATTCTAAGCGTGATTCTAATAATAGAATAACAACTATTAATAATCAATTATCCTCTCTATATACAAGTAGTGATAATTTAAATTCAGATTTAAACAGTTCTAATTCTGATGTAGTGAAGTCTGCAACGAATCAATTGGAAGTTGTAAATGCTAATATTAAAAAGCTACATGAATTACGAGCGAAAATTATTGAGGATGGCCGTATAAAAGAACGTGATATTAATCTTAAATACGATTTACAGGAACTTGACGATTTAAAAGACTCAGCAAATAATAAAATTGATATTTATACAGATTCAGAAGAAAAAATGTTCTTTAAAAAATATCAAATTGAGTTAGATAATAACGGTAGGGAATTAAAAAGGTTAAGAGAAAAAAATACTAAAACTGAAGATTTAGAAAATGTATCTAAACGTAAAAGGTTAAAACTTGAAGAAGAATATATTAAAACTTCGGATGAAATTGCTTATCGTTCTGATCTTGCCAAATTATTCAATGAAAAAAAATACTTTGAAGATAGAATAAAAATTTATCAGACAGGATATGATTTACTTACTGAAGAAGAGCAAAAAGGACGTAAAAAATTAATTGATTCAACTCAGGCTCAATTAGGAGTGGTGCAAGGAAATATTGTTACTAAAATAAATGAACGAAATAGAAAAAAAGACAAAGAAGATAATCCTTTTGAATCTCTAGCGAAAAGTATTTCTGAGATTACTGATGGAGCAACTCAAGCAGCAAATACAATTACATCAGCTTTACAACAAGCGGTCGATTTAGAAATATCTATTCGCGAAAAACGAGTAGAGCGTTTAAAATCTATTGCAGAACGTGGAAACGCTGAATTATTACAACTTGAAGAAAAACGTTTACAGAGAGCTCAGGCACAGCAAGAAAAATACGCTAGATCACAAATTGCAATAAATGCAGCTCAACAAGCTTCGGCATCCTTACTTGCAATTGCAAATGCTGCGGCGGCTGGTGGTGGCTGGTTGTCTGTTCCTGTTGTTATGGCCACAATTGGAGCGTTGATGTCTGGATTTGCAATGGTTAAATCAATGACACAGGATACAACAGGAACTTTAGGATTTAAAGATGGTGTCGTTGGACTTAATGGACCAGGTTCTGAAACATCAGATAGTATTCCGGCTAGATTAAGTCGTGGCGAAAGTGTCATTACAGCCAAAGGAACTAGAGCTGGTGATAATGCTGAGATACTAAAAATGATGAACAATGGTATTGCTTTTTCTTTGCCAAACCTTAAAATGAAAGATAGTGCAATAATTACTTCATCAAATACTGGAAATGATTACAAAGCTTTAGAATCTAAACTTGATAACGTTGTTAAAACAGTTGAAAAAGTAGTTCTTGCTGTTGAGAATCAAGAAACAAGCTCTTTTTCATTTGATCAAGATGGAATATTTGCAGTGACTAATGCGGTCAATATTCGTAAACGCAAAAGGGATAAATTATGAAGTTGAAATTATTTATGCGAAAGCTTCAGCTTTATGATGAGTATCAAAAGCCTGTTTGGTATTCTGGGTTAAATCCTAATTCATTAAATGTTGTACAAGGATATTTACCAGATAACGAATGGAAAGATTATTCAAATTTCATTGATAATTTGAATGAATTTTCAACTTCTTGGAAAGTACGTTCTACTGAAAATACAAAATCAATTTCTAATATTGAAAAATCAGTATCTAATGAGTTGCAGTTTATTGGTGAAGCATTTGAATTTGTAAAGTTGTGGCTAATTGATCATGTTGCTTCTCCGTTAAATGGAATTGAAGTCAGAATTGAGATTGAGAATTGTGGCGATATAGTTGACTTAATAATAAAAAGTGATGGAATTAGTTATTGTACCGATTCATATTGTAACATTGATGTAAATCTTAAACAAAAGGATGATTTCTATACTTGTATTTATTCTACATTGATTACAGATAATCATATGAATATGTTTGATGGAAAATATCAACATCCTAGATTCTCATATTGTAATGAATTTAGACCAACATTTTTGTTGTCCTTACTATTTCAAATATTAGGTGTTGCAGGTATTATAGCTTCTGTTTTAGGTTTATTCCTGACTGTAATAAAAGGTATTTTAAATGTTTTAGTTAGTGTTTTAAATTTTCTTTCTTTTGGAAAGCTGAAAAAGTTGAAACGAGAAATAAAAAAAATTCCAGATCTAAAAGATATTAAAAATATGTTTCTCGAACTATTTGTTGATTTATTTGGTTGTGGTCGTGAACACCCGGCTCCTTTAATAAGAGATTACATCACAAATGTATGCTCAAAATGTGGCATTACAATTACTCAAGATTCTATTCCATGGTTTTTTAATCCTGATTCAGATTATTATAATCTTACATGGTTTTCTGCTGAAACTAAAAAGGGTGTTGATAAAGATTCAGATAATTTTTGGATTCCAGATAACGATCCATTACTAACACTTGATATGCTTTTAGATAAACTAAAAAAAGTATTCAATGCAAAATGGTTTGTAAAGGGTGGTGTTTTATATTTTGATCATGTTGATAAATTAGAAAATCATGATTATGTTTTTGATTTTATTGGTGAAGATAAAAAATTAATCATAGATAATATTTGTTTTTCTTGGAATGAAGTTTCAAAACCTGCATATATGCGTGTTGGTTATTCAGTAGATCCTTTTGATAATCTTACATCCGATTCTAGAAGAAGATATAATGATATTGTAGAATTTAATAAACCTATAAATCCTATTTTGTCAGGTTATGATGACAAAACTTTAATTGACTTTGCTCCTACTAGATTTAGAAATGATGGAATTGAAAAGGATTATGTAAGTCAAACATTAAACCCACTTGGCCAATGGGGTGATTTTTTAGCAGTCTTATTTACTGGTCCAACTTTTTTAGTATCGAAGAATGAAGTTAAAAAAAGAATGGATAGATATAAATATTCTGTTGTCATGCAAAATAACACAACTATGCTACCACGTTTAATTATTTGGGATGGACAAACAAAAAAGGCAGCAAAGCCACAAAGAAAATACCAATATGATCATTTGCTTCCAAGTCCAAATGATAAATATAATACAGAGGGAATTCCGTATAATAAAGCAGATAAAGGAGATGAACAATATGATAGTTTTTTGAAAGAAAATTCATATTTAATTAACTACCCGATGTTTTTTGATGCACAGTATAAAGGTAATCTTTGGGATTTTCATCAATCAGAAGATCCGCGAATTAATCCGGTATTTAATAAAGAATTTGAATTGTCAATTCCTTTATGTTGTGAAAACTTACAGCGATTAAATATTTTTAATGATTCGGGAAATATCAATATTGAAAGAAAAGTAAAAATCGATGCTGGAGAATTTTATAAGGATGGAATTATAAAAGAAATTGAATTAAACTTTGACAGTAGAAATAATAGAGGTAGGCATATTAAAATAAAAGGAAGAATATGATATTTGTTGACACACTTTCACAGTTGCAAATTAATAACTTATGTGGTTTTGAAAAACCATACTCTCAACCTGTTATTGTTGCTTCTGATATTAATTTGCAAGGTCGATTGCCTGAACAAACTTGGAATGATTATACAATAGAAATTAAACTATATAATTGCAATGGTGAAACTTTTATTAAAGATGTTACTGATCAATTCCGTATTCAGTTTGCAAAATCAATTTATAAATTCAGATACTTCAACTTACAGCTAAGAGAATGGGGAAATAATTTTCCTACAGATTGTTTTACATTTAAAGTTGAAATTAAAAATAACGGACAAACTATTTTTAATAAAATTACTGAAACCTATAGACGATTACATCCGAATAAAAGATGTTATGTTGAGTTTGAAGAAATTGAGTGGGATAATTTTTCATTAGGTAAAAGCTTTATAAAATTAAATTCTAATTTAATTATTCAAAATCCTTCAGAATTACCGAATCATTTTGAATCAATTTATCAACAAGGCACTAATAAATGGCAACTTTATTTTGATTGTTCTCAAATATCCAAAATTGAAATACTACGTTCTACTGCTTTAGCTTTTCCTTTGGCTGGTGTTTTGGGAGGTGGCACAACGAAAGTTCTACCAATTTATGCAGTTTACGCAGTAGATGAAAATGGTTGTAAACTTCCTATTTCAAGGCTTGAAAGTACTTATGAATGTCTGGATAATATTACCGGACTGTATTATGGTGATCCAAAGGAATTATTAAACTATCTAGGAAATGATCCTGACTTAAAATATTCTAATTCACAATGGATTGAATCAGAAATAAAAAAACAACCAGTAGATTTTCAAAAAGAAGTTTCTTTTTTAGGTAGAACTCAAAGAGTTGATTATACTTCAATTTTTAAATTTACCGGTTTGATTGTATTTCCTCAATGGAAATCGGATGAAATAGAAACTGTATTCAGTGGCAAAAATGTTTATTTAGATTCTGTAGAATACGTTCATAAAAAAGGTGCAATATTTAAAAATGATACTATTCGAAATACATGTAGTTGGATTTTAGATACTGTTTTAGAAAAAAAAGTAATTGTAAATGAATTTAGCTGCCAAGAAGAATGCTCTATGCTTTGCTACTATTTTAGCATTTTTGGAGGAACTAAAGATCAGGCTTATTATGATGAAAATGGCAAATTAATAGGGTTTTTATATCAAGATCTTTTAAATTATTTCAACTCATTATCAGGTGTTATTTCTGTAGAAGATTTTGATGTTACTAAGATAGAATGTACACCAATTGCAGTTATTAAAATAGATACATATGGTATTGTTCCATCTTATATACATTATTGGGAGTATTCACCAACTAACAGAATTTACAATCGTAGAGATGATTGTGTTAGTCCAAATAACTTATGTGATGGAATAGAGGGAATTTGCACCCCTCCAAATACAATAACCTCTAAATGTATTATTTTCGAATCTTGTTTCAAACCTCTTGGAATAACAAGCAGATGTCTAGATCCATTAATTACGAAAGGAAACATCACTTTGTATGATACATGGAAGCTGCTAAATGGATTTATATTAGAAGTTGATCAGCTTGGTAATGTTACCTTAAACTTTACTGTTTACAATGAAGAAATCACTGATTCTACAATTGAGTGGACAAGTGAAAATTTCGGTTATCTATCTCCTGATTTAAGACCTATAGAATCATTAAATTTTGATGATGACATTACTGATATTACAATTCTTAACGATGGAAATATTTATTACATGAGTGAGAATTTAGATTTTTCTAAAGGATATTTATCAATTTCAATTAACCTTAAATACAATATAAATGGCATTTAACTGGGAAATATCAATAGCTAATCCTGTTTTAGATGAAGGAATGAGCTTTAGAGTACGTTATAAAAAACAAGATGGGGTTTGGTTAGATTTTCTGCCGAATCCTATCACAAATACTTTTACAATTCCGAATTTAGATGAAGAAAAATATATAGCAGAAATAAAAACCGTGTGCCCGGATGGAACTCTTTCAACTCCCGGATATATTGAGAATTTCTGTTTTGATGAAAACGAGGGAAACCCGCCTAATGTTGATATTTTTTGGAATGACAGTCAAAATACTGAAGAAAGAGAATATGAAAACAATTTCGGATACAATATAGGTATTAATGCCACTGATACTGATAATGACATTGTGATGATTGAAGGTGAAACTTCTACAGATGGTAATAACTGGATTAGTATTGGTGTTGTTTCTAACAATTATCTAGTATCTGGTAATAGTCCAAATGATTATTTTTATAGAGTAAAAGTGACAGATTCTAAAAATAATACAGCATTTTCTAATATTCTTTCTGTTAGATACAAGGAAACTATTAATAGAGTTTTTGAAAAGTACACAAAGCTTCGATACTCTTATGAAACATATACAGAACCTAAATTTTATAAAGAAGGAACTCAAGAATTGATAAGAATTAGACAAGGATTTAAAATTAAGATTTATATTAAATTCGAAAGAAAAAGCGGTTTTGTAGTTCAATTTAATAATGAATATGAAGCTCAATCAAATTATAATAATTTAAGAGAATGGTTTGAATCCGAGGTCAAAGATTTGGGAGATTGGGGTAGACAACATACTTATTATGGAAGTAATAGAATGGGCTTATATGGAACTGGTTATGGTTTTAATAATGATGGTTCAAGTTTTTTTGTTAGAAGTCAAAGAGAGGGAACCGCAAGCCATGATTTACTTACTGATGTAAAAATTGAAATACATAATTAATCGTTTTAGGAAAAAAACAAAAGTAAATTATATATTTTACGAATATTAATATTTATATTAATTATATTTGTATATAATTGTTTAATTCTAAAATTGTTAAATATGTCTTTTTGTCCAACTGCTTGTGCTGATTTTGATATGGTGGAAGTAAAACCTGCCTCTTGCAAAATTGAATATAGAGAAGTAAATCTTCGATCTCTAGCTTTTTATAAATGTGATGTAAAATTACCATCGCCATTGGATGCTGCAGCCCTAGAAGCGTTAGTAACAGCTGGTGGTTTGGTTTTTTCAAACGAATTAGTAAATGTTTCTTTTGCTGATCCAGTCACAGAAGAAAGAAAATTATCTGATAGTAGACCTGCTAAACAAGAAATTGTCGAACGTCAAGTTAACTTTGAGGATAGAATAAAAGTTGAAGTTCCGGGAGATACTCCAAATTTATTTCTGGATTATGATTTTTGGCAAGATAAAATTGATCATGAAGATCAATTGAATTATGCATTTGTCATGAAAAACGGTGATTTTGTAGCTCCTGTTGATGAAAATGGTTATGGCTTGAAAGCAACATTCACAATGTTTAGAAATTTTGAAAATCTTCAACGTGGTGGTGCAATCGAAATTAAAGCTGGTACTTTAACTTTTCAAGGTGATCCTTTGTCAATGAAGTACAAACCGTTAATCAACCTTAACACTGTAACCGCCTTAAATGGTAAATGGTAATGGAAATTAAGGAAGTTATAGAAATTGTAAAAAAACAAAGCGTTCCTACTTCATACAAAGAAGCTAGGGACGTTTATTATGCAATTACTTTACATACTAAAGGCGTACGCCCTGCATTTAAAGACTTGTCAAAAAATAATAATTCCGGATACATTAAACCTCCTGGTTATATTGATGGTAATTATCAAGACTTATTTGAAAAATTTATATTATCAAGACATCCTAGAGAAGAAGAAGTTACTAGATGGTGGCGTTATTCTCAATACAAACCACTCACTAAGTCAGCTTTTCAAAGACTTATAAAAGTTGTCAGAGGATTGATTTATCAAGATATTAAACATACTTTAAAAATAGATGATAAATCAAATTCTGATTATTTAGAGGGAAATAATTTTCAAGAAAAGAATAATTTCATTTCATTATTCAAGAATATCATTCTTCAAACTTTATTTGAAGATCCTAATGGCTTTATCGTAATAATTCCTAGTAAACATCGACTTGAAACTATTGAAGAAAATAAGCCACTAGATATTTCATTTCAATATATTAGATGTATAGATATTCTTTATCAAGATGACGAAAATCTAATTTATAAAACGCAGGATGATAAATATTCATTTTGGATAAACAAAGAAGATATTATACGATTTGAGAAAAATGAAAAATCAGAATGGATTCAAGAAGAAGAAGGTTATTTTCGTCATGATTTCAAATTCTTACCATCAATAAAGTTAGGGGGTGTTTATGACAATGGAATTTATAAATCATTTATTGATGATGCGATTCCTTATGCGGATGAATATATTTCATCATACTCTTCAGAACAGTTAATTGATAAGGAAGCCTCTCATCCATATATTCAACAGGCTTTAGTTGAATGTCCTACTTGTAACGGTCTTGGAACAAATCAGGAGGTTGTAGATGTTTGTGAGATTTATCCTAACGGGACCCGTCAAGTTGAATGTAAAACATGTCAAGGAAAAAAACAAATATCTATTAATCCAGCGGAACGTTATGAAGTTCCTGTTAATGAAATGGATAAAGAAATGGTTAAAATTATTAACCCTGATGTTAATATTAATCAGTATCATAGAAACAAAAATAAAGATCTATTTAATTCAATTCTTGATGCTTTAAATTTATTAAAAGTTGATGCAGCTCAAAGTGGTGTTGCAAAAACAATTGACAGGGATAATCTATATCAATTTACTTCTAGTATATCGGACAGATTATTTGAACTGAAAGATTTTTGTTTAAAATGTTTTATTGCATATAGAACTCCAAAACCCAAATTCGAAGGAGGTTTTACGTTGCAAAAACCTTATAAATTTGAAACTCAAACAGCCCTTGAATTATTAACAGAATTAACTTCTGCTCAAACAAACGGAACCCCGTTACATGTGCGTAAATATTTAATCAATGAATTTGTAAACAAACGTTACAAAGGAAATGACATTGATTTAAAAATTAATCAAATTTATGCTACACTAGATAGCACTTTTGGTTTATCATTAACAGAAATCTCAACTGCAAAAGAAATTGGTATCATCACAAATGATGATATTCAAAATTCACGAACAATTAAAAGTAGAGTAGAAAACATTATTCTCACAAAAACAAAAGATTACATTCGTCAAAAATCAGTTGAAGAATTAATAAATGAAATAAATAATATGAATTAATAAATATATATTATTTATATTTGTATAAATATTATTCCTATGGCTAAGAAAAAAAATAATCAACCTGAATCAGGAGAATTAAACACTGATCCGGTTATTGAGAATTTAGAAACTCAAGAAGCTGAAAATAAAACAGAATTTTTGGAAACTGTTATTACTGAGGATAATCAACCTGAATCAGGAGAATTAAACACTGATCCGGTTATTGAGCCATTAAAAGCTGAAATTATAGAACCTAAAAACGTACCTGTTCAAATTATTGAAGATGGACGTGTTCAAGTTCAAGGAGCTCATTTCAAAGTTAGTGTAAGTGCAAAAACAAGTGAGATTATTTCAAAATTCAAAAAATAGTCATGGCAAAAAAGGATAATACTTTAGAAGAGAATAAACCATTACAACCTGAAATTATTGAAACTTCAAAAGTTTCAGATATTGAATTGAAATTTGGAGAGTGTTTGGTAGAATCTATCTCAGGTGAAAGTAAGGGAAATCAATTTAAAACATCAATTGTTTCATTTGAAAAATATTTCTCTGATGAATCAAAATTTAAATTGATAAAAAAAAATCAATAACATCAACATTATATGAAACTGACAAAGGAACAAATACAAGCACTATTTCAAAAATTGGGAATTGCAGAAGCTGTGGAAATAGTTAATTCAGCTGAGGAAGTTGATACAACTTTTAACGCAGATGAAAAATTGAATGAGTATATTCAGTCCAAAGAACCTGTTTTCTTAGCTAAATTTAATGAATCTATTTTACCAGATAAAATTAAAGAAGTTGCTGGAGAATTTGGCGGAAAGCTTAACGGGTATATTCGTAAAGCATCTAATAACCAAATTCCTTTAGCTGATTTACAAAATTTATCTGATTCTGAAAAGATCTCGAAATTAGTCGAAATTTTAGATGCTAACAAAGGTAAGGATTCTGAAGATTTAAGAAATCTTCTAAAAAAAACAAATGAAGAATATACGTCTGAAATTGAAAGAATTAAATCTGAACATGAAACTGAGTTATTAAATTCAAATAATCGTTTGAATGATTATAAAATTTCAGATTATTTAGCAACTAAAGTTCTACCCGAAATTCCTCTAGTTGATGGAGATGCAAAAATTAGAACTGAATTGCTGAAAACTGCTTTGTCAGCTCAGTATAATTTAGTTCTTAATGATAAGAATGAAGTTGAAATCCGTAAAATGGATAATATAGAGTCGCCGGTTATCGTAAAAGATAACACTTTCCTTACTCCAAAAGATTTTGCTTCTGAGTATTTCACCGGGATTGGAATTGTTAAAACCGATAATAGACATGATGAAACTAGATCGGATAAAGGTAATCAAGCACCAAGTAATGCAACCTCTTTCAGTAATGCTGGAATTGATAAAACTACAGAAGATTCATTAGCGAGTTTATAATTCGCTAATGACTTTAAATATTTGTGGACGATGTATGTAAAGTCCTAAAACCATACTGGTAGGTTTTAGAAGTGCCTTAAAAACTTCAAAAAACATTTTTAAGTATCTAAAAATCTATCATAATGAAAAAATTTCACATAAACGTACAGCGTTGGATTCGTAATTGGTCTTTAACTTCTGCAATTCGACATGAATTTTCAGAAGCTGTTATTGCTGCATCTTTACGAAATACAACGATTCAACAAAGTGATTACAAAAATGAAAATGATAATCGAAAATTTACAGCTAAATACTTTCCTCCTATTTGCGAATTAGAGTTTGATTGCTCTAAAAATATTTGTGACACAGGAACTACGTTAAAACCTCAAACAAAAGATTGGTATATTAAACAATGTTCTAAATCTCCTGTTTTTTCTATTTCTGCAAAAGATTTACATGACCTAGATGGTATTACACCAAATAGCTATTTCATGGAAATGTTTTCGAATGCTTTAGCAGCAGCTAGAAAAACTTTCAATTTACAATTGATTGCGTATTTCATCGCTAATATGGGGCGTTTTCCTGATGGTTCAGATAAAAAAATGGTTTCATTGTTTAACGTGGAAAAAAGAACAATTGATCCGTTTGGAAATGTAATAATTGCAAATACATTTTCAGATGCAAATCTTAACCAACCTGTTGTGATTGGTGGTTCTCATGTTCAGTTTGTTCGTTCATTACTTCCAATTTCTGGACAAAATCAAGATGGTATTAATACAGGCGGTTTACCTTATGCAAATTACTATTATGACCAGGCGGTTAATGAAGCGTTTGGAGGAGGTGAACATTTAATTGCATTTGATCCACAAACTTTAAAATTTGTATCATACACTGAAAATACAGGTAGATGGACAACAGATTTAAAAGGATTATCTGTAACTGACATCGAAGGATTATTTAGTCAAGGTTATGGTAAAAACGTTTACTTCGGTTCTATCATTGATCCTACTACTGGAGTAATGTGGGATTTAGATGTAATTCATGAGCCTTGTTCAAATGGAGATAAATTCGGAGAGTGGCGTTTTCAATTTGGTTTATACTGGGATGTATTCTTTATGCCGGATCGTGTATGTAATGATCCATCAGTTAATGGAATATTCCACTTTACAGGATGTGAGATGGCGCAAACTACTTGTCCTGAAGTAACACCAACTCCACCTGTTCAGAAAGCAGTTTACGAATGGACACCGCCATCAGATTGTTATCCAAAATTTGTAAACACAATAAAATTAGGTTCTACAAATTTTAGTGTTGAAGCAAATATTAATGACATCAACGATTTAGTTTCTGCTTTAAATTCGGCCGGTACATACCAATTTACCGTATCAGGTGAAAAAGTTACATATCAAGGTTATTCTCCAATTACCGGAAATATTAACGAAGTAATTCCAATCGCTTTTACTAAAGCATAATAATATAATAGTGTTGATTTGCCCGCCTAAAACCTTTGTGGAAAAGGGCGGGTTTTTTAATTAAAATAATAATGAATAGCTGTTTATCAAATATAGTTTCTGTTTCTAATCCATGTTCTGAAATTAAAGAATTAAGTACAAGTGGTTATGATATTCTAGATGCACCGGAATTGAATAAATCAAACATTTCACAAATTGCAGGTTCTGATAATCCGAATGGGTATGAATTTCTTAAAGAACAATTAAAGTTTGCTACTCGTGATGTTACAAATGATTTTATTGCTTTGTTGAATACTAATAATCTTATCACTAAGATTTACAATAATTCAATTTCTACAGGTGAATTTAACAACGGTTATACGAATACAGCAAATAATGATCAAGGAATCACTATTCATAGGAATTTAAAAAATATTCGTCCTGACAGCATAAAAAAGCTAATTATTCAGTCTGTTTTAATTTACCCTATGGATGATCATGATTCTACAATCCTATTCATTGAAGATGGTCAAGAAACAAAAGAAATTCCTATTCAATTAATCGGGGGAAAAATAAATAAGTTTTCAATCAATCACAGAATTGAAAATTCAAGTGTCAATATTTACTTAAAAAATATTTCCACATACGCATCAAATCTAACCTGTCTAGTAGGTTGTAATGGAACAATACCAAACGAATGCGGATTTGTAAAAGGGTATAATAACGGAAATGAAGTGCAGCGCGAGGGATTCGGAATAAATGCAGTATTTACGTGTGAATGCGATTATGAAAGTCTACTTTGTCGATACTCTAAATCGTATGTAGGAAAGATTATTTTTCTTAAAACACGTGCAAATATATTGAAAGAACGCATCCATAATGATAGAATCAATTCATTCATTATTTACGGACGTGATGAAGCGGAAAAATTATCTATTGAACTTGAAAATGAATACCGCGAAACTTGGAATGCTTTTGTTGAAAGCGTACCAAATTTATTAATCAACGATACTGATTGTATCGATTGCCAAAAAGTAAAAATAGTAGTTAATGTGTAATGGAAATACAGGATTACATAAATAGAATTCAATATTTAAAAGATAGTTTACCTGAACAATTGAATGAGAATGTATATCCTGAGATTGCGGAATCAATAACTACATCTTATAGAAATAGAATATTCACTAAAGGTTTGGATTCTAACGAAAATGAAATTGGAGAATATTCAACTAAAACCATAAATGTAACAGAGCAGCAATTTATTAAAAAGTCAGCTTTTGTTCCAACAAGTAAAAAAGGAAAGTCAATGACTTTAAAAAATGGTTATAAAGAACTTAAACAGGTTCAAGGATTAAAAAGTGATTCAGTGAACTTACTTTATTCCGGAGAATTAAAAAACTCTATAAAATATAAGAATCTTAAGAATGGCTTTATTATAGGTTTCAATAGTACTGAGAATGCTGAAAAATCTGAAAAACTTGAAAATAAATATGGAAAAATAATTTTTCAATTTTCAAATGAAGAAAAACAAATAATACAAAAGCAAGTTGCATTGGCGTTAAGAAAAACTTTTCAATTATGAGCGTTACCCAGGTAGAAATAAAAAATGAAATCTTAGAAAAAATGAAATTCTTTAATAATGGATTTTCAGATTTATTTATGGATTATACAGCTGAAAGATTGGTTTCATATAAAGAAAATACATCAATTTCTTATGGTATAGATGATCGTTTTGGAAATTATTTCTACTTGAGAAATGATGGAGATATAAAAGTATCTAAATCAAGAGATAGAATTATTGACCATATTCCAAACATTGAATTGAGTAATCCTATTGTTTTTGTTGCAAATGTTGCAAATGCTGATCCAAATGAATTATTGAAATGCTTGCTTAATTCATTGGGGACAAATAATGAAATCGAAATCAATAAAGCATTTATTACAAATGAAAAGGTTATAAAATCTGAATATTCATTTTTAAATATTGATGCTCAAAAAAATATATTATCACGAATCGGTGATAGATCATTAGTGAAAATTTCATTCACAATATTTGAAATCTTTCAGCCTAATGACAGAGATTGTGTTAAGTGTAATCCTTGTATAGATTGTTTATGAAATGTAGTAATAACATTATAAAACTTGGGTGTTTTAATTCCTGTGAACCGGTTAATACAGGTATTAAAATAGATATACCAGGAACTTGGAGAATTGAAATTCATTTCATGGGTATAACAGATGTTATAAAAAAAGAATACGAGATAGGTCAAGAAATAATAATAGAAAAAAACTTGAATGAAGATTATACCTACTTAATTCAAGTTTTTAATCCAAATAACAAAATAGAAGGTTTTTATTCCTTTAAAACTTACAAATCATGTTTTTAGAAATTACATTATTAATCATATTTTATTTATTAGGTGTAGCATCGTTTAGCTTTATCTTGTTTATGTCAATTCAAAAAGGACAATGGTTGGATTTGCTTTTTAATTGGCAAGACAAATTAAGAAAATGGGACGTATCAGGAACAAAAAAAGGATTGTTTCTTTCAAAAATATTTGGATTCTGCGAACTGTGTTTTTCTCATCTTGTTTCATTTGTTGCATTTTGGTTTTTATTGGTTGGTGTAAGTATGCAATATGACTTACACTTTCCAATATTTATTTATGTGATTTGGTATTTCATTCAAGTGCCTTTACAAACTGTATTTAATTTATTTTTCATAACAAAATTATTCAAGAAATGAGAGAGTTTAACGAACAAGAAATAGAATCTAGAATTCCTACCGGAATAGCAGAACATCATGATAAAAATGATATTCCTCAAGGTGAAGATCCTAATGAATATCTTCAAGCTGAAGAATTAAATAAAATTGTAAAATTTCTTGATGAAAATACTTCTTTCATTAAGAAATTAATGGAAAATTCTAACGAAGTAATGTTTGATGTAAATAATTATATTAAATATTATTTCTCAGATGAGGAATTACAAGATATTTTAAACAATGGTATAGAAAATAAAATTTATTATAATTCAAATACAAATACTATTGTTATTGGAGATTTGGATAATAACACGTATCATGTTTACAATTTTGATGATTTTGGAAAAATAAGCACTGTAAATGATACTGCTCCTGATGAGAATAAGAATGTATCAATCGACCTTAATAGTGTTTTGGAGGAGAATAACAAAACACAAAATCAATTTCAAGTAGGGAAAAATTTTTCTACATCATACGCTACTAAAGGTGTAACAATTGACAAAGATTATATAATGTATATGAATAATGATTTATCTGCAACAACAAATAAGGTAGATAAAGTATTATTCAGCGGTACAAATAACATAGGAATTAGTTTTCAAAGTTCAAATCCAAATGTTAAAATTTTAGATATTATATGTGATGATTTAATTGAAAATCGTAATATCCAAAAATTTCAATCTAAATCAGGCTCATTAGCGCTTACCTCAGACATTCAAGATATTTTCTCGAAACCGACAAACTGGACAAATGCAAGTCAACGTTTTTCGGGATTAGTTGATAAAAGTACAGATGCGACTTATAATACTTTTCCAGTTTTAGACAGCAATGGGAATTTAGCAAAAGCATCAAAGCCGTTTTTTGCTTTTAAAAATTTTCTGACACAATGTACGATTGCTGAATCTACGGAATTAGGACAGCTCTTAAATGGAGGTCAAGGAAGTGCTGGAGCAATATCTGTCAACATGATTTCACCACCTTTATTTCAAAAGGAAAACAATAACAATTACATCGTATTAAGAGGGGCGAACTTAAATCTTAATGTAACAGACATGTCTATTAAGATACTGAGAGCTTCGGATTCTGTAGAATTAGCGACAGTGCCTAACTCTCAAGTTCAACTAATGTCCGATGGACTGTCGTTAGTATTTTTTTACAATTTTTACTCGTTAAATACCGGGAGTTTTAAATTAAAAATTACAAGTGGGGTAAAGACTTATATTACAACTTTAAATTTCACCATTGTAAATGAGGTTACTAATATAGATTTTGATTTAGTCACTTGGAGCAAAGTAGTAGATACAGCAATTGTAACAACAGATAGAAGTTATGGTTCTAAACGAAATTTTTTACTTGATTCAGTCGTTTCGTCAACTAAAACATTACCTTCAACTTCACTCTTAAGTTCCATATTATTTAATGCTGGTGAAGATTTTTATATCGAATTATTAATAAACACTGGTACAGCAAATCTGTCACTAAATGACATATTCAGAATGGGGTTATGTTATTCAACGACAGAAAATAGTTTAGAGTTTTTACCATTTCATTTCTTTGGATATAACAAGTCTGGCGGCGGTCAAGTATTATTTACTAAAGTAAATCCTAATTCTCCTATAGCAAGAGGTAATAGTACATCTACAAGTTCACAGGCTATTACAATATCTTTTACTAAAATATCTAATGTTGTAACTGTTACTGATGGTGTTCAAACTGGTGTTGTAAATATTTCTAATAATTCTGGATATAGATTATCTGCACAGCTAATTGGTGTTACTGATACGTGTTCAGGACAAATAGTAAAAGCATTTAAATTCAATTAAAATAAAAACTACTACCAATGGAAATTATGTACGAAGTAAGACAAAAAATTAGTAATCATCCTGTTTTAGAAGATTTAGAACGTGATGTAGTTGTTTATAGAGCTGCAGATAATATGGATGTAAAACAAATGCCTATTTCAGCAAGAATAGAGCATTTTAAAGCTGTAGATGGAGTAAGAACTCTTTTACCTGAGTTCACTCGAGAAGTTAAAGACTGGATAGTTTCCAATGATTATCAAATCAAAAAAAGAAATAATCAGAATCAACCAGTTTTGGATGAAGATGAAAATGTTATAAAAGTAAACGCATTTGATGCTTACCAAACATTGATTTTACAAGCTTTAGAACCTATTTTGAAACAAGGAATCTTAAACGATGACTCGGAATTAAAACGATTTGACGAATGAATTTTGTATTAGTCATCCTCGCAAAATTACTGTATATAGCTGTTGAACCTATTAATTTCATTTATGTAATTTTTATTAAAACAAAATTTTCATGGAAACGATTAAACGGCTATTTCAGAAATGAAGCAATTGCAATTGACCGCTTCGGAAACTCTCAATATAGATCATTGTTTAATACTTGGTTTGTTACTGAAAAAGGCTACCAACACGGAAATATAAACGAAACCATTTCGAGCGTATTAGGGAAAAATAAACGCGACGATACGTTAACAATTGCTGGAAATATTCTAACAAAAATACTTGATACAATAGATAAAAATCATTGTATCAATTCAATTAACGAAAATGTGTAACTAACTTATGAATCAAATTTTTTTATACCCGAATTGGATACTATTTATTGCATTAACACTAGCAATGGTATTTGATTTTGCAACAGGCTTTGCAAAAGCAAAATTTCTTAAAGTGAATCGAAGTTCAGAAGCTTTTAGAAAAACGATAAAAAAAATTATACAATACTTTTCTGCAATTATTGTAGTTGTTTTCCTTATTAATTTAATGCGATTTGATAAATCAAATGAATGGTTTAATGAGTATTCAAGCTGGTTGCAAAACGGAGTTGTAATATTAATGATTTATATTGAATTGATTTCAATATTAGAAAATGCTATTGCAGTTGATAAATCTTCAACATTCTCAAGAGTTTTCATTATCCGATTTCATCGTTTTTTGACAGCTCAATTAAAAGATAATCCTATGTATCATTATGATAGTGATGAACAAAAAAAGATTGAAGAGAGAAAATTAAAACGTCAAAAAGAGATATTGTAATGTTAATAGATTTTCAAAAAAATAATGGTTTACTTCCTGATGGAAAATTAGGTGAAAAAACCGCAAAAAAAATGCGTGAAGTTTTTAAAATGTCAAATATTGAAACTGCTCATTTTCTTGGTCAAGGATCCGTCGAAAGTGATTTCTTTAAACTAAAAAGAGAAAGTGGAAATTATTCGGTTGCTGGATTACGTTCAACTTTTTCATATTACAGAGATAGACCACATGAAGCCTTTCAGGATGGACGAAAAGTAAATGAAAAAATTTTACCTATCGAACGTCAAAAAACTATCTTCAACAAAGTTTATGACGATAAAAATCGTCGTCCTGGTTATAAGTTAGGTAATGTGAAAATAGGTGATGGTTGGTTGTTTCGTGGAAATGCTGCCGGGCAAACTACCGGTAGATATGAGCATCAAGAACTAGCAAATCACTTGAAAGATCAAAGTATTATGACTAATCCGGATATTGTTTGGGAGAAATACTATTTCGAAGCGTTTTTATTTTACTTAAAATCAAATAATGTCTTTGCTAAAATGAAAGATATTACTCGTAAATCTTGCGATGCTGTTACGCTTGCCATTAACGGCAAAGCAATGATGCACGCTGATTTACGTTACGAACGAACTCAATATTTTTATAAACTCTTAACTAAGTAATATGAGAAATAATATTCCACAAAGAATTATCTTGTTTCTTACCTTTTTGTTGACTTTAACATTATGGTCGTGTGCAAGTCAGAAACAAGCTGAAAAACGTTATAATAAATCACTAAATATTGTACGGGGTGATATGAATAAATTTCTTGATGCTTGCGATATTGCTTTTCCTCGCGTTTCAACTCAATATATAAAAGGAGATGTAATTGTACAAACTGATACTATTGAAGTTCCGGGTCCAATTATTGAATGTCCTAAACCGACAAAGGAAAATCCTAAACCAGCTGTAAAATGTCCACCAAATAAAATTATTGATAATAGTACTCAACGGGTTGACACGATAAAAGTTGCTGATACAAGAGAATTATCTAAACTTAAATCTGAAATTCAAACGTTAGAAAATTATATTATTGAATTAAAAAATTCAAATAAAGATTGCGAAAAAACAAATAAGGATCTATCAAAACAATATCTTGACACAAAAGAAGATTTAATAAAAAAAACTTCTACACAATATTATGGCTGGATTGCATTTGGATTGTTAACGGTGTCTTTAATTGGATATAAAGTTACAAAATCAAGATTCATACAACTTTAGGCTCCCAAATTAATATCCATTTTTCACCTTTATTTTTTAATGTGAAATCCAAATGAGAAAGTTCTCGTCGCTTTTTATAAATTTTTTTAAAATTAGCTTCTGATAAATTATTAACTTGAAAGAATAGCATTTTTATTTTACCGAATTTCTCTACCTTATAAACGAAATTAGACATCATAGGGTATTTATTGTCCCATATCTGAACATTTTCACTTGAACGTGGTTCAATCCATTTTAACAGGGAAAACACTTTATCTGCATCAGAGTTTGTAATCATAAAATAAAGCTACAAAAAAGTAGCTTTATTTATTGTTTAAAAGAGTATTCAGATATTATTAAATGAATTTTCTTTCAGCCTTTTTAGCTTTCTCAAAACGCACTAAATTTATTTGATTTGCATAAATTTCAGTTGTTTTAGTTTTTGAATGACCGAATATTGTTTGGATGGTTTCTAAATCTACACCATCAAACATCATGTCATTTGCAGCTTTATGTTTTAGTGAATACAATTTTTTGTCAATTTCTAATTCATCTTTTACATATTTCTTCCAGTATTTAGTAACTGTGTCACGCTTTATTTTATATGGATTAGGGCAAAACATATTTGAGTGATCCAAGTGTCCACCATGTAATCGAGGTGTACCAAATAAATACAAATCATCGCTATGATTGAAAGAAATTATTTGTACCAAATCATTTCTCAAATCAGGTTTAATCGGAACTAATCTATATTTGTTTGTTTTACCATCTTCAGGCCGTAATAAAATCATATCTTTAATAAGGTCTACATCTCCAACTTTCAACCTTAATAATTCAGCTGGCCTAATTCCAGTTTGATAAAGTGCTTTTACAAATCGGAGAAATGAAAAGTTTCTTTCATGTAAATGTTTTATGATTTTTGATTGCTCTTTATCCGTTGGAAATTCAGTAGGTGGCGTGTCGTATTTCAATGTTCTAATGCCATGCGCCGGATTATCTTTAATTAAATTATATTCTACTAATTCAGATAAAATAGATTTAAAATATCCTAAATTTTTATTGTAAGCATGATTTGACCATTTTCGTTGGCTTTGAATTGTTTCAAAAATATTTTTAATATGGAAGCGTTCAATTGTGTCTATACCAAGATTAATATACTTTAATTTTTCTGCAGCTGATTTTACAAATCGACATGTTCCGGAATAATCCCTGTAAGTTTTAATTGATACTCGTAATTTCAGTTTTTCTAATGAAAAATCAATTGCATCTGAAAATTTAACTTTCTTAGGTTTTGCTTGATTTGTATTTTTTAAATCAGGATTCCATCCAGCTTCCAACTCTAATTTGATTGTTTGCTGTAGTATAACAGCGTTCTCCATTCTTTGATCATAGGAATCAGAATCATTAATTCCTGTCGAAAATCGTTTAGGGTTACCGCCATTAAAGCGAAACCATACATACCAATCCTTTCCAGGAATTGGATAAGTTTTAATTTTAGGTTCTGTCCAGTTGTTTTTTTTCATATCGTAATTATTTACGATACTTGAACAAGTTGAAGTTGTGCACTTTTGTGCGAATAGAAATTTAAAAAATCCTGAAACAAGGTTGCAGTCTATGTTTCAGGATAGATTTGCGGAGAGTGAGGGATTCTCTTGTATCTTAAAATACTATTCAATATCAACATGTTAAGTATCTATTATTGATTAAAAATTTTAATTATTTGTGCAGTTTTTGTGCAGTTGAGTATTAATTATTTCTTGATTCTAATTCGTTGAAAATATCAGCATTAAGTTTTTTAAGCTGAGAAAAATCCATTTTATCAAGGCCATAGTCTAAACGTAAGTACTCTCCTGTTATCAGGAAATTTAAATCTACACCAAGTTTTTTATGAAGAATAACCAATTTATCAACGGTTAGACTATTAATGCCTTTCTCTATGTTGGCCATTTGACTTTGTGTAATCTCTAAAATTTGACCAAACTCTTTTTGTGTCATTCCTCTTTTAGTACGTTCAAATTTTAACCTTTCGTGAAATGTATTCATGTTTAGAATAATTGAAATGCTTTTTGTATAGTTTTTGAATGTTTACCTTTCACATCATTTTCAACATATCCATCTGTAGTATAAATACGAATTTTGGATACGGGTTCAGACTTTAATTTATTAAATTGTTCGTCCGTTAATGCGTATGTTGTTTTTATTCCTTGTGCCTTACTTCCAATTAATCCAGTAGATCCACAACCGGTGCATGTTATTTCAGATGATAAACTGTTTATCTCAATAATTTCATCGTTTTTTAATTTAAACATTAACTTATCTCCTTCATGTATCGAAAATACTTTAGGCGAAGAAGTTCCTATCATCATTTTCAAATCTAAATAATATAGATTCTCAATATTTGACAATCTGAATTTTGCAGTAAAACCGTTTGAAGCATTATTCAGGAATTCCCATGAACTTCTTTTGATGTTATCACCTGTAAACTCATCTTTATAATTTTTTTCACTTTCTTGAGCATTTATAAATGATGAAATAAAAAATAGGTATATTATTATGTTTCTCATATTAATAGGTTTTATGTTGTTACGATAAAGTTTCCCAAATGTCAATTGTTCCCTTTCCTATAACAAAAGTTCTCAATCCTTTAAGATATTTAATTTTTGTATTTTCACTATCTTTAAAAATAGCTGTTATTAGAAAAAGTCTTGAATTAGTGTTATTAGAATCAATATTCCATAATTCATAAGCTTTTTTTATAAATTCCTTAGGATCAATTTTTATGTTATATGTGAATAATAATGCCTCACATGTTTTGTGAATATTACATGTATTCAGTAATTTATTAATTTCTCCTTTTTCATTAAAAATAGTTTTTTCTTCTATTTCCCATTCAGAACACATTATTAAACTACCATCAATATCTCTAATAATTCCATCATGTCTGTTTTCAGACTCAAAATCACAATTATAACCTAACAATTGGCAAGTACGAAAAAAAGTATTTGCAGTATGATGCGTCCAGTTTGACCTACTAATAATGTTACTTGAATGATAATCACTTATATCTTTTAGAAAAACATTATTGTAAGTTTCTACGATAAACTCAGTATCATACTTTATTGGAATGAAAACGTCAGTAAAAGTTTTACAATACTCATACAGATCCGCAGTTTCACGTAAAACTGAAATGTATTCATTGTTCTGATATATATCTTTTGTAATCAAGATTAATAATAAAATTTATTGTTACGTTTTCTACGAATATCGATTACATAAAACAATGCTTGAACATCATTTAAACTTAAATCAAAATCAGGCACAAATTCATTATAAGAATGGCATGTAATTACACCATTTTCAACATCATGATTTGTAATATTTTTAATTAAAGGGTAAGGATTTTTAGTTGTAAATATCACCCACTCCGGAAAGTCATTAATTTTTAATTTAGACTTCCAATGGTCCCTATGTAATTCTCTAGTTAAAGCTTCATCTTCAGGTAGAATTGCAGTTCTTGGATTATCATTAGCCATACTATCATTAATAACCTTAAAACATACATAATTACCTTGCAATGGTTTATCAACAATAAATGATTCAGTGTCTGGAAAGTTTGAGATATATTCAACATAACCTACATCCTGGTAGTTATCGATATAACTTGCTTGAGCTGCTGCATTAAGTACTGGGACAATCATTTGAAATTTACCGTTTGGTATTGGAAGAAATTTAACTCCAAAATTGTTAGTATATATTTCATCTTTAGAAATAATTAGTTCTTGTTCTATTTCTATAGGTAGTTTAGGTTCTTTTACAGTATGATTACTTCCATTTAATTTAAAAGAATTTTGTTCAATATAATCTTGAATAGGAAATACAGAATATAATTTATCTGCAAATTCTTTAGTTAAAGCAATTTTTCCGGTTGTTATTTGAGAAATATAACTTTGACTTGATCCAATCAAATTACCCAATTCTGTCAAGTTTTTATACTTCTTTTTATTTTTTAAATAGTGCAAATAATTCTTAAAAAAATCTAAGCTATATATATCTGCATTCATTTTGTTAACTTTTTTATTATAACTATTATTATAATTATATAATAATTATTATATTTGTGAATATTATTTCGTTTTCAAATACAAATATAATAAAAAATATAATAAAGATTATGACTGAGAATAAATTAGTTAGCCCTTTTAAAAAGGAAATTCTATTAAAGGAAAAGAATTTAGTTTCTGATTATGTCGATATGTACCTGAATAAGCCAGATGCAAACCAAATGCTTGTTTACGGTGAATTAGCAAAAAAATATAATTATTCTAATGCTGAATCTGTCAGAGCTAAGTTTACGCATCTTAAAAAGAAGTATGGTAGAAACTACATTAAGATAGTGACATCAATGGGTTTATAATAATTATTAAGATTTATTATAATAAAAATTATAAAATTATTTTGTTTTATTATAATAATTATTATATTTGCGATATAAATATTATAAATCATGCTAAACATTAACACTGATATAATAGAAACTAGATTAAAAATTAATCATTCTATCGAAAGCACTTTGATCATTCAATATACTACTTGTGAACTTGAAGTAAAATTCAATGAGAATGTAAATGTAGATTTTGATTTCAATGAAGTAAATGTAAAATCTATTGATGTCAATATGAAAGCAGTTCTATTGAGTGATAATGGTAGTACAACTTTCAAATTAAACAAAAGCTTAGAAAAGCAATTTGAAAATATGATAGTTGAAAAATTGCAAGATGAATATATAAAATTAACAGCATAATGACAGCAGAACAAGGCATTGAATTATTCAATACTATGAAGTTGCAGATGAGTAGTATTGAGCAAAGCAAGTTTCAAAACATGATACTTGAACAAGTTGAAGAAAGAAAAAAGAAAATAGCTCAATGCCGTGTTTTGTTTCGTGCTAAACATGGTAAAAATCAAAAAATTAAATAATCAATTAAATCACATTATTATGGCAAAGAAAAACCAAAACACAGAAGTAGAAAAAGCAGCTGGTACAGAAGTAGCTTTTTTAATACCTAATACAGAAAGTTTAGGTCAATTAAATGAAATGAAACCTGAGTTTTCATTGACTTTGAAATATAAAACAGCTGATGAGTGGGCTAAGTTACAAGACAAACCAGTTAGAGCCTATTATATGGGTATGAAAGAAATACCGAACGAAGATGGCGAAATGGTTAATTGTGCATTATTTGTTTCAACAACTGAATGTTTCTTAAGTGGCCAAATGACATTAATTGAAGCGGTTAAAAATTTACCAATTCAAACACCTGTAGAAATTGTTTATCGAGATAAACGTAATAACAAAAGTTCTAAAGGTTCTACAATGATTTTTGATGTAACAAAATTAGCATAAGATGAATTCAGCACTTCAATTACAACCAGTAGAAATGAACGTTATTCAAAGCCTTGATTTAGGGGCTTTGAATAATCTTCAAGCAGACAAAAGTCACGAAGAATGGCTTTTACAACGCAAAGGTAAATTCACAGCAAGTGAAATTCATCGACTTATGACCGCTTTGTCTAAACCTAATGAATTACCAGTAGGTGCGATTACTTATGTAATTGAAAAAGTGGCTGAAACTTTAACTGATGGCCTGCCTGAATCATTCAGTTCAGAAGCTATGCAATGGGGTAAAGATAATGAAGTTGAAGCAATTGAGAAATTTGAGGAAAAGACAAGGTTATTCGTAAATAATACTGGTGAAAATCAAAAATTTATTAAATATGGTAAACATGCGGGTTGTACACCTGACGGCTTAGGTTATGGTTTTGGTGCAGAAACAAAGTGCCCTAAATCATCCACACATGTTATTTATAAAGGTATTTTAAATGGTCAAGACTTAAAGAAAATAAATTCTGATTACTACTGGCAAATTCAATTTTCAATGCTATGTGCTAAAAAATCTAAGTGGTTTTTTATTAGTTATGACAAAAGATTTTCAAAAGAAAAACACCGCCTGCATTATGCAGTTATCGAACGTAACGAAAATGATATTGAATTATTGAAATTACGTCTACAATTAGCGATTGACAAGAAATTAGAACTAATCAAAAATTTTAAATAATAATTAATGCAGTCGGTTTTGGCTGGCTGCATTTTAATTCAATTTATATGGAAAAACAATTATTTGCAGATCATGCCCCTGAGCAACGAAAAGCATTTTTACAAGATAATGCAGATTCGATAGAATTAACATCATATACTCGAAAATTTACACACGAAGAATTAGCAGAGTTTAAAGATAAATTATCAACAGTTGCAATTAATATTAATTCAATCGCAATAGAGAAAAAAGATGTTATGGACGAGTTCAAAGATAGAATGAAACCTTTGAATATTGAACATAGTGATTTACTAGAAAAAATTCACAATAAAGCTGAAGTAGTTGAAGAAGATTGTTTCAAAATGATTAGCCATGAAGAAGGAATGGTCGGATTTTATAATCAATTAGGTGAGCTCGTTTATTCTCGTCCAATTCTACCACAAGAAAAACAATCAACAATTTTTAATATCAATAGAAAAGTTCAGTAATTATGAAAGATGTAAACATTACTTTAAACGAATCAGGGCAATTTTTAGAAGTACGTCAAGGTGAAGCCTTAGAAATAAAACCTCCATTAAATATTGAAATATATGGTGTTTTAGATTCTCCAGTAAAATGGTTAGAAAAAAGATTAGAAAAAATTGATTTAAACGAAGCTCACATTGTTGTAGCACGTGATAAAAAAATAATTTCTTTAGTTTTTAACGAAACAAACACCTATGAGCATTCTATGGTGAGAGGGCAATTATCTATTCATCCTGTTTTTGAAAAATTCGGTATTAATTCAGGTAAATATAGAACACCGCTTGAAATGTCAGAACTATTCAAAATGAACCGAAGTTATTTTGAAAACACACAGACTGCAATGGAATTGGTTTCTTTATTAAAAGTATTCAAAGCAAAAGTAAATAAAGAAGTTGAGCAGAATATTGATTTAAACAAAGGCGATAAAAAATTAATTTACAATCAAGTTGTAGATAGTAATTTACCACCAACTTTCAATGTAGAGTTGCCAATTTTTAAAGGTGGTAAAAAATATATTCTAGAACTGGAAACTTATTTCAATCCTGATGATCTGACTTGTACTTTAGTTTCTCCTCAAGCAAATGATATTATTGAACAAATAACAGATGAAGCCATTGATTCTGTTTTAGAACAAATAATAAAAATTACAGACCGCTTACCCATAATTGAGATTTAATGTGGTTTCCCTTGTGGCGGAATGGTAGACGCTATGCCCTAGTGTGCATAATTGGTTCCGATCGTGACGGACGTTCATAAGTGGTCTATGACAAATCTAGGTTCGAATCCTGGCAAGGGAGCAAATCAAACAACATTATTATGACTACACAAATCACAATTAAGTTAATCGATGGTCGATGGCTTGTAAATAATAAGCATCTAAATGATTGTTCAGATTGGGAAAAAGATTTTATGAATCAATTTTTTAAAGAGTATAAACATGATTTACAAAACAACCAATCTACATCATAGACAAAGAGCAATTGAACGCTTTAAATTCTTAATGGAAAAAAAAGCAACAATTGAATTAACTGAAAAAAAACCAAAACGAACCATAAAGCAAAATAGTTATTTGCATTTGATTTTAGGATGGTTTGGTTTTGAATTCGGTTACACACTCGAAGAAGTTAAACAGGATATTTTCAAAAAAATTGTTAACCCAGTCATTTTTTATGAGGGAGAATTTGGGGATTTATTTCCTATTCAAAGGTGGCGAAGTACTGCAACTTTAGACACGAAAGAAATGACTATTGCAATTAACAATTTCAGAGATTACGCAAGTCGAGAAGCTGGAATATACTTACCATCTCCAGATGAAAAGGATTTTCTTGATGAAATACAAATTGAACTTAAAAACAACAATATTATAAAATGAGATCAGAAATTCATAGAAACGAAGCATTTGCAAGTATTGTAAATGAACTTCCTGAAAAACGTCAATACATTTTCAACATCATATCAAGAAACGTTGATATAACTATTCAAAAGCTTTCGGAGCTGACAATGAAGCCAATCAATGAAATTTCACCACGAGTTACAGAGTTGAAAAATTCATTCTTAATCGCAGAAACTGGATACACAGAGAACGTATACACTCAAAAGAAAAACACTACTTACAAAGTGGTTGAAAATCTTGACGAAAGAAAAGATTTAATCGATGCAGCATATCAAATGCTTATTGATAAAAAGTCACAACTGGAAATAGATTCACTGAAATGTAATTCTAAACACACCAAAGAATTAATAAGAAAGGAGATTCAGAAAATTAAAAACCGAATCAGACACTTAGGTAAGCTGTCAACTTTAAACGATGTTGGTAAGTGTCAAGGGTGAAATCTTAATGCTTGAGTTTGAATGTAATGGTTTTAATTACAAAATCATTGGAACTAAATCTAATTCTAGAGATAGTATATGGAAAACAATAGACACAATCAAGCGTAGTGATGGTTTAATCAAGGATTTTACACGACAGGAATTAAAAAATTATTTCAATAATAAAAATCTAACAAATGAGTGACGAAAATGTAAATGTATGCTCGAATGATTTTAACAAAGCTGTAAGAAATAAAGCGGTTGAAATAAAGGAGAAATACGATGAAAAACAAAAGATGTTGAATTACGCTTATAAATGGATTTGGATTGATTCACGTACGCGTAAAAGAGTGAGAATTGATAAATGAAAAAGGATCCAGCAGTTTTACTGTATATAAACGATTGGTTAGTCTCAACAGCTGATATGGATGCGGATTGTCGCGGTTGGTTTTTAAATCTACTATTACACAATTACGATAAAGGTTCTCTTCCGGATGATATAGAAAAGCTAGCAGTTCTGTGTAATGTTCGATTTTCAGAATTCAACAGATTTGAACAAGTGTTTGAACAAGTGTTAAAACACAAGTTTAACAAAGATGAGTTCGGAAACTTAACGAACCAGCGAACATCAGACATTTTAAAAAGCCGAGAAATATTTAAAGAAAAGCGCTCAAACGCTGGTAAGATGTCGTATTTGATGAGGTTTTTTTCTAAAAAATTCCCGCAAGAATTTAAAAAGAAAAAAGTCAAAGAATTTATACAAGAAAATTTTGATTTTGATTCTATTGATTTAAAAAACGAACAAATGCTTGAACAAGTGTTTGAACAAATGTTTGAACTATATAGAAATGAAAATGAAATTGAAAATAAAGATTTAAATAAAAATAAAGATTTAGAAAATTGGAAAGAAGAACTTCAATTAAATGGTGCGGATCCAAAAGATATTGATGATTGGCTAAAAATCAGAAAAGAAAAAAAAGCACCATTTACAGAACGAGCTTTAAAAAAGATTTTAAACGAATGTCAAGTAAATAATTTCCCAGTTTACGAAGCTGTGAAAGTTTGTGCAGACAAAGGTTGGCAAGGGTTCGAATATTCATGGGTGGCAAAAAATTTAAACAATGGAAAATCAAATCAAAAAGATAGAGGACACGACCCTTTGGGTATCTACAATTAATAAATCACAAGATAAATCTCTTTCGATAATTGAATTTGAAAGATCATTAAATTTTAATCAAGTTTTAGACAAAAAGCCGCTTATTAATTTAATCAACAACAAAGAAATCAATGAAATGAGCTGTATTGTTTTTATCAGAGAATTAATATTAAACACAGCTTCAACATTAAAATTTGCCGAAAACATCACGCTTTCTCAAGCTACAACTTTAGCATCGGATGTTTTCGATAAAATGAAATATGAAACTCTTGATGATATTGGTTTAATGTTTAAAATGGCAAGACAAGGAGAATTCGGTAGCTTAAAAGGACGTTTAGATTCTGATGTTATACACTCATTGATAATCCCGGCTTATCTAACTAAAAAAAGTCAAAAAAGAGAGGAAAGTCAAATAAACAACAAAACCACAGTTAATAAAACCGATGAAGATTCTTTGAATTATAATCTTGAAATGCTTGACAAAATGTCAAGAAAAATTATAAAAGAACAAAGAGCGAAAAGACTCCAGGAATTTCATTCATCAGAAAAGGAAGTTGATTTTTTCTTAGAACAAGCAAAGCGAAATTGCAAATTAATGTCAAATGAAGAATTAATAACTGAGATTCAAAAAGCAAAACATTATTCTCTTAATGACTTTGTTGAAACCTACGAAAACGAATTAAAAAACAGAACACTATGACAAAATACGAGAAAGGCGGATGTTTCCGTGTAATTCAAATTTTAACTACAACAGCTGTGTTAACTGCAATTGTGATTTGGGGGATTTTAAAACACTAACAATATGAAAAAAATAAAACAAATAGATGTTGAAATAACATACACAGTATCACTATGTGATTTAGAAGTTGAAGATAATGTTTACGATGAATTGTTAGAATGTATTGAAAACGGAACAACCATTTCTCCATCTGGAATTTCAGGAATGCAATTTCCGAATGCAGCAGATTGGTTATCAACTAATATTCAAGAAAGTGATTGTATGGAATGGGATTGTGAACTTTCAGAATTAGATACAGAAGATTAATTATGAGAGAAATATTAATTAGAAGTTACGATGAAGAATTAGAAAGTTTTTACTACTTCTTCAATGGGAAATATTATTCTGATAAAGAGTTAAAAAATGAATTAGAACCATCTTTTTATGAACTTTATTTCAATTGGAATAATTCAGAATACTTCACCGGGATACTAGACAAAAACGGAAATAAGATTTTTGAAGGGGATAGAGTTAAACTTGGAGGCTCTGTAATATTTGTAGTTAAGTTTATTAATGGAGCGTTTAGATTTAAAAACTCTGACACATACATTTTAAATTTAGATATACCTAAAACAGAAGAAATCGAAATAATCGGAAACATTCACGAATAAACTAATCAAAAACAAATAATCATGACAAAAGAAGAATTTTTTAAAAATAATGATGAGAAATTCATCGCATTAGGTTTCGTAAAAGACGAAACAGATCCAATGTTTTATTATTCAAAATGCTTAATTCAAGATCATATTAAGCAGGAAGTAATGGAGGAAAACGGTTTGAGAGAAGATGAGTTGCCGGCTCTTCTTTTTGGTAACAGTGGAATCAATCAAGGGTTTTGTATTTACGCTGAAAATGTATTCATGTGGTTAAACATTACCGAACCAAAAGAAGCGGTAGAATTTGCAGAAAAAATAGTTTCATTCGAACCAACATTTTAAGGTATGACAAAAGAAGAGATAATAAAAGAAGCTTGGGGAGAATTGTTTGAAAAATATGAAGATAGAATTTCATTAGAAGACGGCTATTTGCATTATAAAAGCAGTAAAGTTTTAAAAGAAGTTCAATCAGTATTTCAAAATGTACAGTTTATGCCGGGAGGTGGGGTAAGTATTTTTAGACCAAAATCACTACAAGGGATAGAACACAACAACGGTTGGATTAAAATACAAAGTGAGGAGGATTTGCCTAATGAAAAAGGTGATTATTGGGTTATTTGGGATGGAAAGATTGTAATTCAATATTGGCATAGTTCAAATTTTCCTTACGCTGATACACAAAAGCAAAATAGTGATTGGATGAAAATAGTTACCCACTACCAACCAATAGAAAAACCTAAACCGCCAATTTATTAAAGAGATGAAAACACTACAACAAATACAGGACGAATACGCTAAGGAGCAAGGGTATGAAAATTGGGAAGAACTATTTAACTATAATGTAGAATATCAAGAATATGAAGTTCTAGAAAATGCTTTTAACGCAGTAATCCAAATAGTACAAGAGGATTTGAAAGAACGTATTACAGAAGAATTAATTTGGATGGAAAACCCGGAATTAATAAAAGAAATACTTAACACAGAAAACATAAAGTAATGGAACTAACAGGAAAAGCGGAAGAGGAATTCTTTAAAAAAGTTAATTACAATGAAGTAACTTTTGATTTATTAAGCGAAAGTTTTAAAAGCGCACTAATCGTAGAATGGTTTGAAACTCAAAAAGCAATAACAATCGATAAAGACACTGTTAACACAAGAATGATTGTTACAGATTGGAATGGCCAAGAAGAAGTTCAACACGTCATTGATTGCACTTACGAAGAGCTAACAAAATACGGATTTACAAACTGGTGGAAACAAGCAATAATAAAAGCTAATCAGATTTACAATGAAAGATTTAAATAAATTCACTTCAATGCAAAAACATCATAAAGTTTACACAGAACATTTTCCAAGTCATACAGGGTACTACGATTGCGAAGTATGCGGAAAGAAAGCAGAAGATATTCATCACATCAAACGTCGTTCAGAATTCGGCAAGAAAATGAAACATCTCCAGGATCAAATCGAAAATTTAATCGCCCTTTGCCGGAGCTGTCATAACAAAGCTCATGCAAATGAACTGACAAAAGAGGATTTAACTGATATTCATAAAAAAAGATTAAAAAAATTTTGACTTTTTTCATTTAGTTATATAACTTGTTGTATATTTTTACTATATTTGTTACATATTCAAATAGTATTAGGTTGGTTGTTTAAAGAGCCTCTATAATGTTGTTGAGTTAATGCTGTCGAAGTGGCTCTTTTCTTTTGCGGGAAATTAAAGAGTACTGGTTAGACTACCAGTCAAAAAGTCCAAAATGAGTCGTTCATCACCTAAGCGAAAGCTTAAAGGAAGTAGAAATGTTTTTGTTTATCATGATAATTTTAATAGATGTTTCAAAATAGGGTGGTTACTTCCAAAAAAGTCATAAGGCTTGGTTTAATTATAAGCCAAGCCTTTTTTATTTATACTAAAGTAAAGGAGCTATGAAAGCAAAATACAATTTAGAAGATATTATATATCTAATAACAGACGAAGACCAAAAAGAAAGAATAATCACAGGAGTATTATACGAGCAAAATTCAATTCAATATAGAGTTGCTTGCGGAGCAAATACATCTTGGCATTTCGAATTTGAATTAAACACAAGTAAAAACTATAAACTATGAGTACAAAAAAAGAAAACATAATCTTTTGGTATTTTTTAATCTCATCAACTTTTACTTCAATTACAGGATTAGCAGCACTTTGTTATTTCATTTATTGGTTGTATTTAAAAATGAGTTAAGATGGCAGCGCCTAAAGGAAATAAATACGCAGAAGGTAACGAAGGAGGGGCTCCAACGCTTTACAAAAAAGAATATAATGAACAAGCTTTCAATTATTGTTTATTAGGTGCTACAGATAAGCAATTAGGGGAGTTTTTTAATGTTACTGAACAAACAATTAATAATTGGAAAAAAGAACATGAAGAGTTTTTTGAGTCCATACGCGCGGGCAAGGAAATTGCAGATATTCAAGTAGCAAAATCTCTTTATCAAAATTGTCTAGGAGCTACTTTGACTAAAGAAAAAGAAGTTAAAGTAAAAAAGATTGATCCTGAAACATTAAAGATTATCGAAGGTGTTGAAGTAGTAACATTACAAGAACAATTACCTCCAGATACAAATGCAATTAAATTTTGGCTTACTAATCGTCAATCAGAAAACTGGAGAAATAAACAAGAAACAGACCACACAACTAAAGGCGAAAGTATTAATGTGATACAATTAGGTAAAGGAATTAACCCAGAAGGATAATGTTAGAATTATTAATCAAACAAGAACATGCTCTTTATTTTCTTAAAGATGATACTACTGAAGAAGTACTTTATGGTGGTGCTGCTGGAGGTGGTAAAAGTGCGCTTGGTTGTTTATGGCTGATAGAAAATTGCCAAAATTACGCTGGCTCACGCTGGTTAATGGGGCGTTCAAAATTGAAAGCTTTAAAAGAAACTACACTAAACACCTTTTTTGATTTATCTTCTAAGCTTGATTTAGCTAACCAATATATCTACAACGCTCAGTCGAGTATTATCAAGTGGTGGAATGGTAGTGAAATAATCTTGAAAGATTTATTTCTATATCCATCCGATCCAAATTTTGACAGCTTAGGTTCGTTAGAAATTACAGGAGCATTTATTGACGAATGTAACCAGATAGTTTATAAAGCATGGCAAGTTGTTAAATCTCGTATTCGTTTTAAGTTAAATGAATTTAATTTAATACCTAAACTTTTAGGGAGTTGTAATCCTGCTAAGAACTGGACTTACTCAGAATTTTATAAAGCAGCAAAAGAAAAGACTTTAAAAGCTTATCGAAAATTCATTCAAGCATTACCAACTGATAATCCACACTTACCAAAGTCATATTTAAGTTCACTTCTTGCATTAGATAAAAATTCAAGAGAACGTTTGTATTATGGTAATTGGGAATATGACGACAATCCAAATGCGTTGATGTCTTATGATGATATTTTAAGCGTGTTCACAAATACTCATGCTGAAGAATCTAAAGGATATATATCTGCTGATATCGCTCGATTAGGTTCTGATAAAGCTGTGATTTACGTTTGGAGTGGCTGGAGAATAAAAGAGCTTATCGAATTTGATTTAAGTAGAACAACAGATATTCAGAATGCTATAAACGCTTTAAAAGTAAAATATAAAATACCTAATAAAAATATAATTGCTGACGAGGATGGTGTCGGTGGTGGTGTTGTTGACAACTGCAAAATAGTTGGTTTTGTAAATAATTCAAGAGCATTAAAAGACGAGAATTACCAAAACTTAAAAACTCAATGCTACTATAAGCTAGCTGATAAAATCAATAACAATGAAATATTTTTTGATTGCGAATTATCTCAACAACAAAAAGATTGGATTGCTGAAGAATTAGAACAAGTCGAAAGTTGGGACGCTGATTCTGATGGGAAAATGAAAATAAAGCCAAAAACAGAAATAAAACAAAATATAGGAAGGTCTCCAGATTATTCTGATGCCTTAGCAATGCGAATGTATTTTGAATATAAATCAAGTGGATCATGGGGAAAGTCAAGTACACAATAGATTCTATTTTCGATAAAAGGCCAAAGGTCAAAGATTACGTTTTCCTTGATGATGAGGTTCAGGAATACATTAAACTGATTATTCCAAAAGCTAATCCGAGCTTGAGAATAGGAAGAAAAGTAATTGAACCTAGAATAAATAATTTTTGGTCCCTTAAATGGATTGAATTAATTGAAATTCGACATGATTACGATAACGAAGATTTACTTTCTATTTTCAAAAATATTTATGCAGTTACCGAAAAACAAATATTGAACCTTGACATCTTCAATTATTTTTCGTGTATAAAATGGATTACCAACCAACTCGAAGATATTGCAGAATCTGAAAAAGAAAATCTAAACTACGAAGCAAGCGAGGAAGAAAAAGAAGCTGGTTCAGAAGAATTCGAGAAATACGACTACTATGTTACGCTTGATGGATTAACTAACGGAGATTCAACGAAAGAAGAATTTTACTTAAATAAATCATACGAATATATTTTCAGAAAGCTATGTCTGTTAAATGACAAGCGAATGTTTAATGATAAAATGCAAGAAATTGTTAGCAGAAAAAATAAAAGTAATTAGTAACTCGCTTGGTTGGAAGTTCAATCAAGGTAGTGATGTTTGGCAAAACTTAGTTGATTTTCCGGATGACTGCGAAAATCCATTCGAAGAAAAGCAAATCTATTGTTTGCTTCTTTGGAATGATGATGAAACGATATTCAACGAATTCTCTACTCCTACTCGAATTGATTTCACAGGCGAATTCGTTCTTGCGGTTAGATCGAGAATAGATGACAAGGATTATAATCAAAAATATGATAATCACATCAAGCATTTAAAGAAAGTGCTTCAGAGCTTCTATAATCAATTCGGATTATGTGAAGATTTCAATATAACACGTGCTAAAGAATCTGAAGTCGTGAACGTGTACGATAACAATCTTGACGGTGTCAAAGTGAATTACTCCATAAATGTAGAACTATGATAAATCAAAATCAACTCGAACGAATCTATACAAAGTATCTTGAGGCTTTAAAATTAAAATTAATCAAGATCTATGAAGATGAGGGGATTGTTGCGAGTGGTCGATACAAGGAGGAATTAGAGTGGACTGCAAAAGGTTCGTCTAATAAAGGGAATTTTGTATTTACCATGTGGGGTGCGAATCATTCTTTCTTTATTGAGAATGGTCGTGCATCCGGAAAGTTTCCACCAATAAAAGACATCGAAAATTGGATTGAAATTAAAAAAGGGCTTCCTGCTGTTTTCAAAGAAAAGAAAGAACAGTTCGCATTTATCATCGCTCGGAATATTGCTGAAAAAGGAATTCAAGTTCCGAATAAATTCAACAAAGGGAAAATAGTTTCACGTGCATTAACTGAGTTTTTGGAAGCTGATGTTGATTCAATGATTCAAGAACTTGGAGTTGTATTTAGCGATCAACTTCAAGATGATATTATTAAAATTTTCAAACAAGTAGCATAATGGAAATACAAGGATTACAGCATAATTATTATTTCGTTCATACGCCGAATTACGTTTTCATCGAAAGTGATGCGGTTGAACTTGACGTAATATTTTCAAGTTCCGGAACATATTTCAAAGGAACCTTCTATCCTATCAACGGAAAATTTAAAGTTGATATTTCTCAATATGTAATTAATTTTCTTCCAAATTTCAAGGACAAACAATTTGATTTAGGATTGCAAGGCGGAGAGGTTGATGTTGATTATCAGGCTGATGTTTCAATTAATTTCAAATTAACTTTTTCAAATGATACTACTGAAGAATTAACAATCGTAAAAACATTTGTTCACGGTGTGTCACAACCAGGAGAAAAGAATTACCTAGAAAGTGGAGTTCATTCTATTTCAGAAGAAGTCAAAGTTTGGGCAGGTTATCCTTTCACTATAAATAAACTTTCAGAAAATGGATATAAAAGAGTTGCAGCACAAGTTGAATACTTAGGAGACGCAAATGAATTCGCTACTATGCAAAATCTTCCAGCAGGACCACTGTATGGAATCGAGATGTATCCATTTCAAGGAACCTATTTAAAATGGTTGGATTCTAAAAATAATTACTCGTACTGGTTATTTAATCCAAGACAAATTCTAAATGGTCAAGTTACGCAAGGAAATGAAACAATTGATAATGTTCAAGATTATACAGAAGAAAATCAAATAACATCTCCTTCAGGTGTAGATGTACAAGAGAAAATTAAAATTTTCGGACAAATACCAAAGCAATACGAGCCGTTAGTAAGAACTTTATTTCACTCTCCAGAAGTTTATGTTTATAACTTAAATTATGGTGAAATCGCAGAAAATGTTAATGCATGGTCAAGAGTTAAAGTAACTAGCGGTTATGAGTTCAAAAGTAATTCAAAGAATTCAAGAATCGAACTTGAACTAATTAAACAACCAATTTTAACAATGAAGTAATGAAGGAGATTACAGAATTACAATTATTAGAAAAAGGATTTGAGTATTATAGAATATCAAATAATACTTTAAAATTTACTATACATAATACATCTAAAGGTGAAGTTTTTTCATTAGCATTCCCTAAAGAAGAATGGAATTGGAAAGTATTACGAGATGAATATGGAGCTGAACGAGATTGTGGTTATGGTGGTTTTACTGAATATTCAGTAACTAAAAAATCCAAAGAAGAAATTTTAAAGCAGAAACAAGATAAAGATTTGAATTATCAAATTTCATTAATTGAAAAGAAGTTTGGCGTTAAGTTAAAAATTGAGAAATGAAAGAACTTTATCTAAATAATCAGCTTTGCGAACTCAATCAAAGCGATCCAATTCAATACAATTTTCAAGTTAATGATATTGGAGATGTAGAAAGTCGGCAAACCACTTTCACAAATACTATTTCACTTCCAAGAACAAAAAGAAATACAATGATATTTGAGGGGCTTGGATTGGTTGGAGATACTTCTATTCTACCGTATCAGAAAATTAACGCATCACTTTTTGAAGATACAATACCGGTTATTTATAACGGTTGGGCAATTGTAAATAATACAGATGATAGTTACAATTTAAATCTATATTCTGGAATAATTGATTTATTTAAGGCAATTGAAAATAAGACAATAGGTACTGATTTGGATATTTCTGAGACAGAACATAACAAAGATTTATATTCTGTTTATAACTCTTTTCAAAACGAATATTATAGATACATCATAGCTGATTATAATGGAAAATCTCATCTATCAATTAGGGGAGAATATTTTGTAAACATAGAATATCTTATCCCATCAATAAGATGTAAATATTTGATAGAAAAAATTCAAGAAACATTTGGATTCACATTTATTGGCTCTGTTTTTTCAAACCCTAAGTATCTTAATTGGTGGATGACTTATCCAAAACCATCTCCAGAAATTTCTGAAGAGATTACAATAGATCCAGTATTAGTTTCAACCGGTTCAGTTTTAAACCTTGTAAACCCTTTGTATGATGATGGAATTTCATATATAGATTTAAACAATGGTTTCAATGCCATTGAAGGAGAATGGCTAAATGATAAAGAATATAAAGTTGAAAAGGCCGGAACTTACAATATTAAATATAAAGGAGATGGGTTAGCAAAGTATTATTGGGAAGAACCTAATGATCAAACAGATCCAAGAAGAATAGATAATAGAACACCAAATTTAACTCTATGTATTAATGGTAATCAAACTAATAAGAAAATATACATGGACAATAAAGATTTAGAAATAAATTTTTCTGTTAACATTGGAGACGTAATTTCGTTTGTGTATGTTGAAATTTATGAGAATAGGCCAAGCTGGGGATTAAATGAATTGATTATTGATAATTTCAATTTTTCCATTTATCAGATTTCTCTTGGAGTTATAAGTTTTAAAGACGCGTTAATAGATTTCGGAATAAAAGATTTTTTCAAAGAATTCCTTTGGCAATTTGGATTAACTCCTATACCTCTAAAAGATAATAAGGTTTTATTTCTTACAACTGATGAAAGAATAAACGCTGAAGTTGTTAATTGGACTGATAAATTTAATGGGCGTATTAACGAAGAATATGTTTACAATAATTATGCTCAAAGAAATAACTTCAAATACAAATACAATACTGAAAATTCAAATTATAATGATGGCTTCCTAAAAGTGAACAATCAAAATTTAGAAGATGAGGTTGATTCTATTCAATCAAAAATTTACACTGTTGAAAAAGACAAAATTAATTTTCCTGTAAGCTCTACTCAAAAATTTGATTCAAATGTCTATATGATATGGCAAAAGGAAGTTCAAGAAAAAGAAGACGAAAATGGAAATCCAACTACAGAGATAAAATACAAAGATCTTTCAAATAGGTACTATTTCATAAGATCAAAAGAAAATCAAAATGAAATTAATCTTTCCTATGAAAGAATAAATGATAGTATAAAAGTACCAGGTTTTGCACAAGAAGATTATTCTGATTTATCATTTTCAGAAATCATAAAAAATGAGTATCTTTCACTTGATTCATTGATAAATAACTCCCGCAAACATTTTATCAAATTAAAGAATCTTACACCAGTCGACATTCAAAATTTACGTTTTGATGTTGTGTATTACTTCGAACAAGAACAACAATATTACATTCTTAATAAATTACCATACCAAAATGCTAAAGAGAATATAGGCGAGTTCATTCGCGTAATTCGAAAATAATGGCAAACGGAGCAGAGAAGATTAGATTAATGGAGTTGGATTTGGATATTGATTTGATGCTAAAAAAGGCAGCAGAATCAAAAAAAAGTGTAGAGCAACTCCAAGCACAGGTAAAAAAGTATTCAAACGGAATAAAGGAAAATCAAAAATTGATTAAAGACAATTCTTCTGAAATGGAAATTGCCAATAAAGCAATTACACGAATGGAGGATCAATACAACAAACTTTCTTCAGAACAAAAAGCTAATGCAGATGTAGGAGGAATTTTACTTCATCAAATTGATCAACAAAAACAAAAGTATAGCGAATCTAAATCAATGGTCGAGTCATTGACTAAGTCGCAAGAAAACTACAGAAAGCAATTAGAGTTTCAATCTTCTGAATTAAGAAAAGAGCAAAAAGAATATGCTACTCTTAAAAGGCAAGTTGATGTTGTTAATAAAACTTTTGAGGAAAATCTTAAAATAATAAAAACTACAGACGGATCTCAAGAGCAGTTGACGCAAGCATTAGCTAACAATCGTAAAATATACAGAGGTTTACCAGCCGATATTCGTGAAAATTCTGTTGCATCACGTGAATTATCAAAAATTATTGATCAACAAGACAAGGAATTAAAAGAACTTAATGCTACAATGGGGGTTCATCAAGGTAATGTTGGAGATTATCGCGGTCAACTTGAAGATTTATTCTCGTCTTTAAAAGCAGGTGAACCTGTTGTTCCTGCCTTAACTACTGCTTTCAAAGGATTATATGCTCAATTCGTCGCATTATTAATGAATCCAATCGGAGCAACAATTGCTGCGCTTGCCGGGATTGCAGCAGTTACTAAAATGTGGTATGATTATAATCTTGAAATGTCAAAATCAACAAGATTAGTTCAACAATTTACAGGGCTTGCGGGTGATGAATTACAAAGCCTAACGGTGAAGACGCGTGAATTAGCTGAAGTATCAGGAGAAAGTGAAAAAGCTGTTCTTTCTTCTGTTGTAGCCACTGCAAAAGCTTATCAAATATCTTATGATGAAGCATTTCAAAAAGTCCAAAATGGATTTATTAGAACTGGAGAGGCGGCGGATGATTATTTTGATAACACATCAGAATATGTTACTCATTTCGATAACATGGGTTATTCAGCTGATGAGTTCTTTTCTATAATGGAAGCTGGAGCAAAGGGAGGGGCGTATAAAGATAAGTTAATTGATACTGTAAAGGAGTTTTCGATAAGATTCAATGATTTGCCAAAAGCAGCTAGAGATTCTATGAATCAAACTTTTGGAACTGAGTTCACAAACGGGTTAATATCTGCTTATGAAAAAGGTGAAATAAACGGAAGGCAAGCATTAGATAAACTTATCACGAAAGGAAAAGACTTAGGGTTAACATATGAAGATACCGGAGCTGTTGTTGCAAATGTTATGGGTGCAATGGGTGAAGACGCTGGTGGCTATGAGAAAGTTGTACAATCAATCAACGAAGGTCTTGCAAATACTAATCGTGAGTTAACAGACATCGAAAAAGCTCAACAATTAGAAATAGAAACAACTCAATTGCTTGAGAAAAAATGGGCACAATTATTTGATCAATCCGGAGGAACTTTTGAAATGTTGAAAGCTCAAGGGAAAGCATGGCTAAATGGCGTTTTAATCAAGTTAATTGATGGTACAATTGAATTTGCAAACGGATTCATCGAAACATATAACAACTCTTTGCCATTGCGTGCTATTATAGCTGGAATGGGAAGTGCAATGAAGAATCAAGTTGTTATTATGATGTCCGCTTTGAAGTTGCTTTGGAACGGTATTAAATCTACCACTAAATTATTTTCATCGTTATTAACTTTCGATTTAGCAGGGATGAAAAGCGCATTATCTGAAGGTTTTACAGGAATTAAAGATATAGTTATCTCTGGAGCATCACAAATTGCTGACAACTTCTCTAACGCTGTAGATCAAACAATGAATAGTCGACTAAAGAAAATAGAATTAAATACTAAATCTTTAACATCTGCTGTTGCTGACAATACTGATGAGACAAAGAAAAACACAAAAGCTACAGAAGACAACGCAAAAGCAAAAGACAAAAAAAAGAAATCATCCAAAGATGCAAAAAAAGCACTTGAGGAGGAAAAGAAAATTCAAGAAGAGTTAAGAAAAGAAGAAGAAAAACAACTTAAGGTTCTACAAGAAATTGCGGATTCGAAAATCAAACTTGCTCTTAATGAACTTGAAAACGATATTAAAAATCGTGAAGAGAAATTAAAACTTGAAAAGAAATTCACAGAGGAAGTTTATAAATCAAGCCTTAAACTTTTTGAAGATAAGCAAAGAATCCGATCTAAAGAACTTGAAGAGGAAAAACGCCTTGCTTTACAAAAAATTGAAAACGATAGATTAACCGAGGTTCAAAGAATAGGTTTATTAAAAATATCAGAAGCTGAAAAAGCAAAATTCATTGCGACTACAAATGAAAATGCGAAAGCTCAACAAGAAATAGTATTTCAAGATTATAAACAAAAAACACTTGAAAATGATGCAACGCTTGATGCTTCAAGACGTGAAGCGGAAGCAAATAGAAAAGCGTATCAAGCGGAAGTTGATAAAATCAATCAAGAGGTTGAATTTCAAAACAAACTTCTTAAAATCGAACAGGATTCGACTGCTGAATATGAGAAAAGAAAAGAAATCGAGAATCTTCAACATCAAAATGATTTAGTTCTTTTAAAAGCTCAACTGGATAACAAAGAAATCACAGAGGAACAATATCGTGTAAGAAAAGATACTTTGGAGTTTCAACATGGGGAAACTTCGAAAAATATTCAAAAGGAAGTTAACTCAGCTAAAATGAATTCTGTTGCAGATTTATTTGGAGGAGTTGCACAATTATTAGGAGAAAATTCAAAAGCAGGAAAAGCAGCTGCGGTTGCTCAAGCTACAATCAACACTTATCAAGGTATTACGGAGGTTTGGTCTGCTAAATCTGTGCTACCGGAACCTTTCGGGACTATTCAAAAACTTGCAAGTACAGCAACTGTATTAGCTTCTGGTCTTGGAGCGGTAAAAAATATCAAGAAAACAAAACTTGCAAAAGGTGGATTATTGGAAGGTCCTTCACATGCTCAAGGCGGAATTCCTTTCACCGTTGCGGGTACTCCAGGGTTTGAAGCTGAAGGAGGTGAATTTGTTGTAAATAAGAAATCAACTGCAATGCATTTACCAATACTTAAAGCCATCAATGGGAATAAATCTTCAACAAGATTTTTTCAAAATGGCGGAATTATCACAGCAAAACCACAAGGTAATTTATCAATCGATTACGACTTGCTGGCTTCTAAAATAGGTCAAAATGTAGCGCAAGCAAACAGAAGCTTACCAGCTCCAAAAGTTGCTGTAACCGAAATAAACGACGCACAAAGTAGATTGCTAAAAGTTGAACAAAAAGCAAATTTCTAATGAAGAAGGTAGATGACATTTTAAATGGTTGGAGAAATTATTTGATCCCAATGAACAGAGAAAAATTAACTGAAGCAAAAAGACGAGCTAAAATATGTTCTGAATGTCCGGAAGCAAAACACGGAAATCATACAGCTGTACTTCCTGATTATTCGGTTAAAGAGATTCAAGGACATTATTGTGGTGTCTGCAAGTGTCCGTTATCGACAGCAGTTAGAAGTAAGAATTATGAATGCCCAAAAAAGAAATGGTAATGCTTTACGTAAAATTAAAAAGAAAAGAAAAAGATATTAAAGAGCTACAAGACTTAGGTGTTGTAGCTCCTACATGGTTGCGTGATTTGGAAATTTTTGAATACTTCTCTGATCTTGATGAAAAGTTGTGCGTTTACTGCAAGTATGAGTTAACAGCTGAAGTGTTTAAGCTTTCTTCAGAACGTGTTAAGAAGATTGTTTCAAGATTGAAGAAATGACTTTATTTTATTATTTATAACATAAAGTTGAAATAGATGATTCTGAAACTCTTCAAGTGTTTTATTATCTTCTATCATATTGTACCCTGTTAAATAATTGTTGTCAAATTGAGGATTATACAAAAGTGGTGATTCGTAAAGAGATTGTAAATCTTTAATCCATTCATAAAATTCTAAATCAATAATATTATAGAATTGTATTTTTAAATCATCTTTCATAAAAGATGCCTCATTATTCAACAATATTTTATTTGTAATATTAATTAATTTTTTTAATTCAAAATTTAATGAAAATATCTCTAACCTATTACTTTGACTCCAAATTGTATTATATTTATTTTTATTTTTAAATAAATCAAATCCTGTAATTAATAAAAAATCTTCTTTAATTAATTCTTCAGGAGATTTATCACTAAAGTAGGTTTTATGATAAATTGAAATTATGCGATCAATAATATTTATGACTTTATTAATATTATTTAAATTTAATTCTAATGCTTGACTTCTCTTTATTCTTTCTGGAAACCATTGTATTATTAAATAAAATATTGAACTTGTGATAATTCCAATTGACAAGTCTTTCAACACTTCATTGATATTTGATGTTATATTACTTGAAAATATGCTTGGAACACATGTTAAATCAAGTACTATTTGGAAGAGAATTAAACCTGCTAAAATTGTTAAAATAAATAGAGTTATTTCAAATTTATTTAATGACTTGAACTTTTTGTAAATCTGTTTCAAATATTTGTTTTTTTAATGTATAAATTTGATTGTCGAAAATCGCTTGAATGATTATATAATCTTCGTCGTAAAACTCATTTAGATCAAAACGATAAAAGTTACATTCGCGCTTAACATTGAAGCCTGGAAGAATAATTGAATCAATACTTTTATCTCCTAGTTTAGCATAAGAAAAATAAGTACAATCACCTTCATATTGCGTTTTTGTTTTCGATGAAATATAGAAAGCATTTTTAACAAGTGCTTCAACAGGTTGTTTACTTAAATTATGAATCAATAATGTAACTTGTAAATAGTCTTTTTTCCTATTCATTTCGGAAATACTGAAATCATAATTTAGATTAATTGATTTACTCAAGTTACCTCTTTGCTTTCTCTGAATAGGAATAGTTTTAATTTCTTCTTTTGGAATAGATGCAAGTTTTTCCTTTCGTTTTTTTGAATGATAACGAAAGAAAAATATAAAATACAATATAACTATTCCAAGAATTATTTCCATAATTAGAACCCCTTTATTTGAATATAGAAATAACCTTTATTATCTTCAAAAAATCCAATATCATATTTATCAAATTTTGATAAAACTTCTTTATTTATTAGATTTATATCGTACGATATACCGCAATACAATAGCTCACCTCCATGTATAGGAAGCTTTAACTCGATTATAGTATTATTACTTTGTTTTGCCTTATCAACAGCAGCAATTAAATCCCAGTATAGTATATCTATTTTTTCATCATTAGTCATAATTCAAATATACAAATTTAGGTACAAATGACGACCTACTACTTGCCTATTTCTCAACTTAATTTTGTTAAAAATCAAAGAGTTGAGCAAAAAACATATAAAATCATTACCATTATTTGAAAATCAAGCTGCTAATGTAGATCGTGAAAGCGGTATTATTAACAACATTGTGATTGTGCAAGAAGGACTTGACAAAGATGATTGTTATTTTACAAAAGAATTTTTGCAAGAACTACTTAATGATGCACAGGCTCAAACAAATGGCGTTAAATCGAGATTTGGGCATCCAAATATGTGTAAAACATCTCTTGGAACTTTCATTGGTAGATACAAGAACTTCTCAATTATCGAAGACGAAGGTAAAAATAAACTGATTGCTGATCTACACTTAGATGAAATCACAAAAGAAACTCAAGTTGAAGGACAAGGCATTTCATACTTTGATTACATTATGAAAATGTCAGAAGAAAATTCTGATATGTTCGGTAACTCAATTCATTTTCATTGCGAATCATCAATGGAAGATGATCCAAGTGGTCAAGTTACTTATCCAGTTGAATTGTATTCGAATCTTAAATCTTTTTACGCATCTGATTTAGTTGACAGTCCATGTGCAACTGATAATCTGTTCAAATCTTCTGATGACTTAGGTATTCAAGTGACCGCTTTTTTAGATGCAAATCCTCAAGTATTTGGATTAATCAAGGAAAAACCTGAATTGCTTCAGGATTTTATGAAACGATACGAAAATTATAATAAGGAGAAATCCAAAAAATCAAATATTAAAATGAAGTTGAATAATTTTTTAAAATCCATTTTAGGTGGAAAGTTCAAAGATGTTGACGTAACTCTTGCTGATGGGCAAGTTGTTACTGTTGTAACAGATGCAGAAAATCCACAAGTTGGAGATAAAGTAATTGATGAGTCAGGTTCTTCATTAGCTGATGGAGAGTACAAATTACCTGATGGAGAAACTTCTTACGAAGTTGAAGGAGGTGTTATTACTGAAATTAAAACAGCGAGCGACACTCCAGAGGAAACTCCTGAAGAGGAAAACAAAGAAGAAGGCTTAACAGAATTTAAATCTTTGTTAGCAGGATTTCAAAAGGAAATGAAAGAATCTTTAGGAACATTAGCAAATGAAATTGTTGACATCAAAAAATCACATGCGACACTTGCTAAGTCTGTAAAGTCAAAAACTCCTGAAGTTCCTCCAGCCGAAGAAACAGGAAAAAGAAAAGTAACTGAAGGTTACAATTCTGAAAATGTGAAAGAATTTAGAAATAATCGAAAAAAATAATCTATGCCATTAGTTAATACATTTCAAGAATTAGCTACTAACGAAAGAGCTATTCAAGATATTAGAGAAATCGTTGTAAATGATTTGTTTCAACAAAATACAAGTGATTTCTTTACAATTGTTCCCGGAATAAAAGGCGGCCAACAAGTGGCTGCAATGAAAGGATTTGAATACATTACTACTGCTTCTCAAGGTTGTGGTGGAGAAGGTATTTCACCTGATTTCCCTGCTTTTTCTCAAAATTGGAATCCAAAATTACAAGAAGTTAAGATAAACTATTGTTATACTGATTTTATGAATCATTTTACGCAATGGAAATTAGCCAACGGACCAGACATTAAGGATTTATCTGAATCAGAAGAATTATCTGCTTTTATTCAAGATTTAGTTTTAAAAGCCATGTCTTTAGATTTACAACGTATTGTTTTATTAGGAGACAAGGATATAGAAACTCAGGACATTTTAACAGATGAAGCCGGGAAAGCTAAGTTTTACAATACTATTGATAAAGGGTTAATTCCAACATTGATGTATTTAAAAACTTTGCCTGAATTCTCTGATAATTTCGTTGCTTTAAGCAAGAATACAGGAGCAATGGCAGACCAGTTACAGCTTCCAGCTGATTATGCTCTTGATATTTACGAAGAAGTAGTTGACACGTATGATTTTGACGGTGATATTATGTTGTCTTCTAATCGCTTGTTTAAAAATTACTCTAAATGGGTAAAAAGAGCAAATGGCTATGGAATCCAAAGCAATATTGATAACACTTTAAAAGGGGTTGGAGATTTAACAGTAGATAATGAGAAGATTGTTCCTATTGTAAATTATGATCGTTGGAAGAAAAATGATTTCGTTACCGGCACACCTGCATCAATTCACTTACCTCACTTCGCTTTGTTTTCACGTAAAGAATACTTACAAGTTGGGGTTGATTCTGAAGCTGCTTTACAGGACTTACGTCTTGAATACATCGGGGGGAAAGAAGAAACATTTTGGATTAAAGCGAATTACATGTTAGACTTTAAAATGGTTAATCCTTACGCAATTAAGGCAGCTATTTAATAGCTGTTTGTTTAACTTTTAAATTTTAGTAAAATGGCAGTAGAAAATTGCGAATCTAAATTAACAGGAGCGTTTAGAAAAAAATGCGGACACGCACCAAAGCAAGGTATTGATAAGAAGTGGTATTTAAACCGTGATGAAATTGACTATGAAGCTACTCAACTAGCTAACAGAGGAACGACAATCACAACTTTAGTTTTAAAAACCGGAGCGAAACTATATCCTGCTGAAGCGCCAAAATCTTCAAATAAACAAGTTGTTCATGCTTTGTCAGTTGGGGATTTCTCTAACGGTTATATTCACACTGACACATTCATAGTAACTAATCAAGGTGTTGATGAATCAGAGCGAGTTCAAGAATTAGTTGACGGAGCAAAAGTTGTAACAATTAACAAGAAAACAGAAGGCACTTACATCGTTGCTGGATTTGAATCTGGAATGTCAATCACAAATGATGATTACGATTCAAATGCTAATTCAGGAACTGCAACTTTAACAGTTGCTACTGAAGAAGGTCAAGAAGAAGGTACAAGAGTGAAAAATCTTGTAATGGCAGATATTGAAACATTTATCACTACTAATGAATTCAAAGAAGCAGAAGCTAATTCTTAAAAACCTTGAAGAACTTCAAGCTCTTTCGAGTGAAGAAATATTAAAAGGGCATGATAGTAATAACACGCCCTTTTTAAAAATTCTATTTGAAGTCCATCAAGCTTTATTTCAAGAAACATGCACAACGTGCCCAGCGAAAATAGCTGGTTACATTCATCGAATTAAAAATTTTAAAATCGAACAAATGTCACAAAAATCAAATTTCACATTACATACTGGGGCTGTTATTATTTTTGCAGGAACTTCAGAATCTTATTCAAACGCAAACTTAACTGACGAGGTTGCAATTCGTTTTATCAAACTAAACGAAAATAGAAAGTCATTATTCAGCAAACTACCTGAAAATATTGACGAATTACTCTCTGATGAACAAGTAGAAAAGCCATTCATCGAAAGAAAGCAAAACGACATCCTTCCACTAATTCCTCAATTAGAGTTAATAAACGAAGCAGAAATTTATTTAACTCAAGAAAAAGCAAAATCAAAACCACGTGAAAAAGTAATTGACGCGTTGAATTTGCGTATTGAAGAATTAAAACTTGCTGATTCAAACAATGAAAACTCTACTGATTTATCAAATGAGAATAATCAAAATACAGGCGAAAATGAAGATGAATTGGATGTCGATTCAGTTTCTGAAGTTTCTGATGAACAAGTAGATTAATCATGAAGAGTAAAGTAGTAGAACAATATAAAAAAGAGCCTGTAAGCATCTATAACAAGCGTTTCGGAATTATCTTCAATGGTGAAGATAATCTTCGTGATGTTGTTACGGAAAATCTCATAGATTCGTCACCTACTGCATTACAATGTAACAACCTGTACCAATCATTTTTAGGGGGTGCAGGTTTTGAATTTGAATTTAGCGAGGTTGATGTTTCAGAGGATTTTTGGGAAACAGTTACACCAGATGATTTATTATATGAAGTATGCGAACCAATAGCAAGACATCAAGGCGTGTTTATTCATGTACAATATAATGCACTTTATGAAAAGGTAGGGTTTAAGGTATTTCCATATACACGTTGTAAAATTGGAAAGAAAGACTCTAAAAACTTTTCAGGTAAAATCGTTGTTTCTCCTAACGGTTGGGGGAAAAATTTGAAAGCTGATGAAGTTCAGATTTATGACATCTACAATCCACGTCCTTCAGTTATTCAAACACAAGTAGATCGCGATGGTGGTTGGGATAATTACAACGGACAAATTTTGTATTTCAAATTATCGAACAAATATGATTATGCAAAACCTTTGATTGAATCATCATATCTGTTTGCTGATGTTGAGCATAAAATGGGAAATTTCTTTAATGCTACTGTATCACGTGGATTTAATGATCTTGTTATCGTAAGGCATAGAGAATTTGAAAATAAGAATGACGAAAACAAACTGAAAGGCGATTTAAAAGAAGTAACAGGAGTTGAAAATGCTTCATCTGTGTTAATCATTCAAGATGATTGGGAAGATGATTCTATATCGAAAGAGCAAGGAAACATTAGATTTGATAAAATTTCATCTGATCAAAAACCTGATAGATACTTACATTTTGAAACTTCGTCTGCAAACTTTATTCGAAAGGCTTACAAAGGTGTACCACCTCAGTTAATAGACTACACCGCTGGTAAACTTGGAAATTCTTCTGGAGGAGATATTATTGAAGCGCAAAAAGTTTATAACAAACTTACCGCTCAAGATCGCTCCAAAATTGAAAAGCTATTCAAAGAGTTGTTTTGGAATTATCACGAAAATATAAACCCTTCCAACAATTGGAAGATTAAAGAATTCTCATTGATAGATGAAGTTACTAATTAATAAACAAGTGCTATCGAAATACTTTCAGATAGGTCAAGGCGTATCTGAGAAAGATATTGAGAAATACATTCAAGAAGCTCAAGAGTTAGATTTAAAACCGCTTTTGTGCGAAGATTTCTATTTTGATTTAATTACAAAGTCAACTGAAGAAAAGTACAAAAAGGTTATTGAAGGTGGAGAGTTTGACCATAATGGTCAATTAAGATTTTTTGAAGGAATTGAAAGAGTGATTGCTTACTTCACTTATGCGAGAATGATTCTAAAATCTAATATTGTTAGTACAACTCATGGATTTGTAACTAAGAAAACTGATTTTTCAAATGAAGCTGATTTTGCGCAAAGAAAGAACTATTACTATTCAAATAGAAAGGACGCAAATACATTTCTTGAAGATGTTAAGAAATATATTGAATTAAATATTCAAGATTATCCTTCATGGAACTGTCATTCAAAATGTAGAACTGTCAAATCTTATAAATCAAGTGTAATAAAATGATAGATCAATCAAAATTTACAATTGGTTTCCGTAAAAAATGCGGTTCAAAAACGAAAGTTGGAGTACTAAGAAAATGGTATTTCAACTTTGATGATATTGATAAAATTATTTCAAAATTATCACACAAATTGACGTGTGTAGATGAATTAGTATTGAAAGAAGGAACTAAAATATACCCGGTTTATGCGACGAAAAAAGCTTCATCAAATCACAATCTTGTGCCAAATGATGCAGCGAATTATTATCGACACTTTGATGTGTTGATTTTATTACACCGTGGACCATCTGAACGTGAAAGAATTCAAGAATTGGTTAACGATGGGCGTATTTGTGTCATTATTCAACGATTTGATAATTCATTTGAATTACTTGGATTCCACTCAGGAATGATAATTAATACCGACGACTACAGCACGCACGACAACGAGGCTACAACAACAATTAATATCTCTACTCCAGATAATGAGGAGGAATCAACCGGAATAAAACTTTTGAATATTAACGAAAATTGGATAAATACACATTTACCAATTAGTGAGTTTACACATGAATTTACAAAAGAATTTACGTAATGTTAGAGAACGAGAAAAATTGGATTTTACAAAATATCCTTTCAAATGTAGAAGATCATAATAGCGCAGAGTTAATTCGTGAATCTTTATTTAAAATTATTAACGGGTTTGCACCAATAATCACAGCTTCAGGAGCAGGTATTTATACAGATCCGATTACTCCCACATCAGCTATTCCAGTTGAAGGTGATAAAGTGTATTTAGCAACTATTCCCGGAACGTACACCAACTTTGGTAACGTTGTTTTGCCTGAAAATAATTTTGGATTTATTTTTAAAAATGGTGGTTCATTTACTATTCAGAGTGTTGAAATGCCTCAATATAATGATACTGCATTATTAGATAGAATGACAGCGACAGAAAATAAAGTTGATAACATTGTAACTGGGAAAATAGATAAAAATAATTTAGTATCAATCCAGCAAAATGATTATTTAATTACTAATGAGGGAAACAAAACAACTCCACTTACAGGCGCAAAAGTTTCAATTTCTGAACTAAAAAAAATTGGTAAATATATAATCGGGAATTTTAAAGAAAATATAAATTATTTTTCAAATTATAGATTAGAAGATGCGTTGGGTAATAAGATTCAAGGTGGAAATCTCAACACTTTAACTTTAAATAATGGATATAGAGAAATAACAACAACAACTGAAAACACTAAGTTATATCTTAATATTTACCATAGCTCAAGTCCAAATTATAATCAAAATGAAGATATTATTTTTGTTGTATTTAATTCAGTTCCAGCTGAATTAATTAACAACGATAAAATAATTTATATTTTAGGCGGGAATGTTCGTCAATTTATAAAATTTAATTTAGGTAATATTTATAAGAAAGAACTTCAAGTATATTATAATAATAGTATTTATGAAGTGATTAAAACGACAACCGGAGTTCAACTACCTACAGATGTTACTTATTTTAAAAGAATAGTTGGAGTTGATGTTGGAGTTTCAAGGACAAGAAATATATTTAATAAAAATACTGATTTTATAACGACGCATTATGTAAATCCTTCTGGTAATTTAATAGTTAATCCATCGACAGTAATATCTAAAGTCGCTGTTTTAAAATTAGATCATGACGAAGGAAATGCGAGTACAAAATATGCTATTAATCAAGTCACATCATTAGGGAATAGTTATTATAGAATTGAAGATGTAAACGGATTATTACTAAGTCATGGTAGAGTTAATGATTTACCTAAGAGCGGTGATGGTCGAATATTAACAATTAATGAAGATTGTAAATTTTATTACAATATTTATTTTAAAAGTGGGACGAATACAGCGGGAGAGATTGCAGACATTAACACTTTTCAAATTGAAAAAGGAGATGTTGTAACAAGTTTTGTTCCTTATGAAATATTATCATCAATTAACGACTTAAGTATTAATCAATCAAATAGTTTACCTAACAGGTATTTTGGTAAGAATTTTTTAACTGCAGGAGATTCAATAACACAAGGTACTGAGGGTGGTTATGTCAAGTATTTAGCTGAAATTTTAGGAACTAATATTACTAATGTTGGTTCAAGTGGTTCACGAAGTGGTCGATTTGTTGGAATTCTAACAGATATTAAGGACAGAAGCGATATAGATGTAAGCTCTAGAATTGCACCTGATTATACTAAGTTTGAAGGTGGTATTTTTATGATTGGTACTAATTCAGACGCAGCCATCGGTTTTGGGAGTCTAGCTGATATTCCAACAGGGACAGTGCTAGATTATCCTGGTAATGAATTAGCTTATTTTAATAGTTTTCCAAATACTTATTACGGTAACGTTGCGCTTGTTATCGAGTGGATAAAATGGAAAAATCCAAAGTTTGTAATCAATTTGGTATCGCCGCCATTTACCATAGCGTCAAACTCAAATGACATATCTAATAGAATGAAAGAAATTGCAAACTATTATTCAATAAACTTTATCGATGGTACGCATCAAAGTGGCTTGGCTCTAAAACAGAGAAACATCTATACTTATGATGGTACTCATTTTAATGTTTTAGGAAATGAGATTTGGGGAAAATACGTTGCTTCTAAACTTAAATAAATGAAGAGTATGAAAAATAAAACACTTATATATTTTACTCTTTTCTTTACGCCAGTTATATTGCTTTTTACCACAAAAATAAAACTGACTGAAAAAGAACGAGTCTTCTTTTTTATTGAAAGCTTTTTCAAACTTGCACCAATAGCATTTTTGATAAACTCAGCTTTTAACTGGCATAATGAACATGAAGCATTCTTGTATGGATTATATGGAATCATGGCAGTCAATGCCTGCATAGGGGTTTTAACTCATCGAAAGTTAAAAACATTGGATGTAGGTGAGTTTGCAAAATCTACACTCATTACTGTTGTAGTTGTGTTTGGGGTATATTTTTCACTTGATCAAATGAATAACTCAATACCTGATGGATTGCTTTCAGTAGGTTTTTCAAGTTCAGTTCAAATCTTAACCTTATTATTTCCAATTGCCAAAATAATGCGTAACAGTTTCATTTTGACTAATGGAAAATTTCCTCCAGAGTTTTTAATTGAAAAGCTTTACAACTACGAGCGCGACGGGAATATTAAAGAATTTCTAACAATACTTAAAAAAGAAGAATAATGAAAACATCAAACAAAGGCTTAGCCTTGATTAAAAAATATGAAGGGTTTTACTCAAAACCATATTTAGATCCTATTGGCATTCCAACGATTGGCTATGGTGCAACGTACTATCCAAACAAGGTAAAAGTAACCATGAAGGATAAACCAATAACAGAAAAAGAAGCATCTGATTTGTTAGTTCAGATGTTGAAAGTGTATGAGAACCAAGTGGCTTTATTGGTAAGAAAACCAATCTCACAAAATCAGTTTGATGCGTTAGTGTCTTTTACTTACAATCTCGGGGCAACCAATTTAGGAAAATCAACATTGTTGAAAAAGGTTAATAAAAACCCAAACGATAAATCTATTGCAGATGAATTTGTAAAATGGAATCGTGCTGGAGGTAAAGTATTACGAGGTTTAACAATTAGAAGAAAAGATGAAGCAGCTTTGTATTTTTCTTAGTGTAGTGTTTTTACTTTTTGCCTGTGCAACGAAGCGAAAAACGAAAGAAGTTGAGAAAGTGAATAATATTACTGAAAATGTAATTAAAAATGACTCGGTTTTTCAAATAAACTCGAAAGTTTCAAAAATTGAAACAAGCCAAAGTTTTAACGAATTTGAAAGCATTTTAAAAGCACTAAATGTTGAATATAATGGAGAACAGGGCGATGATTTGAAAGTCGTTCTAAATCGAACCAATAAAGGCACAGAGTTAAATGTAAGTGGCAAAGGAAAGGCGAATTATAATGAAAATTCAGAGCAAACAAAGTCTTTAACTCGGAATGATGTTGCAAATATATTTGATTCTATTATTGACGCTCGTGTAGAGCAATATAAAAAAGAACGTGGTCAACAATTAGTTTATAGTTTTAAAGCTGAAACAGAGAAAGAAAAAAGCGATGTAAGTATTTGGATTTACTTTGTAATTGGTTCCGTTCTCGTCGTTGGAACGGCTTTATATGTAGGTGTTAAGCAAATTAAAAAATAAACTTTTAGTTTCTAATTTATTAGAAATGTAAACTGAAAAGGATTATATATCTTTGTGAAATCATATAATAATTTGAATAAAATGAGTAATGAATCAGATTTTAATACGCCTTTATCTTTTGAAGATTTTAAAAATGAAAATGGGATAATTTTTTGGTGGGCTTCGGATATTATGAAGATGCTAGGATATTCCAATATGAATTCATTTGAAAAAGTAATACAGAGAACAACTAAAGCCTTTGTTTCCTTAAATATACCTCATTATGAAAATATAATGCAACAAATGAGAGATATTGACGGAGAGTTAAATCATGATTTTAAATTAACTCGCTTTGCATGTTATTTATTAGTAATGAATGCAGATGCTAAAAAGCAAGAAGTTGCTTTTGCTCAAGCTTATTTTGCTACTCAAACAAGAAAATTCGAATTATATATTGCAGGAACAAATGAACTTGATAGAATACATTATAGAGACGAAATTACTGAAGGTAATAAGTCTTTAGCTTCAACAGCTAAAAATGCGGGAGTTAATGATTTTGCTAAATTTCAGAATGCTGGTTATATTGGAATGTATAATATGGCTTCTTGGCAACTTGCCAAGAAAAGAGGTGTTGATAAGGCAAAAATAATGGACACCATGAGCCGTACTGAATTAGCAGCCAATTTGTTTAGGATAACTCAAACAGAAGAAAAAATTAAAAATAATAATATTTCAGGACAAGCTAAATTAGAGCAAGCACATAAAAGTGTAGGAACTGAAGTGAGAAATATTATTATTAAAAACATGGGCAAAACACCTGAATCATTAGAACAAGAAAAAAAGCTCCCTGAAATTAAGAAGGATATTAAGAAAGGATACAAGAATATGAATATTGAAAATAAATCTAAAAATAAATAATCAAATATAAAAGCCATTTAAATAATCTTTAAATGGCTTCTAAAATAAGTGTAATTTGTGAAAAATATATTAAGCGTAATTTTCTACTTTTTGAATGTAACTTCTTACATCAGCTATAAAATTTAGAGACAAAAAAGAACCTTCTATACATTCTTTTTTATTTAGCTCTTTAGACAATACAATTTCTTTTAATTCATGATTTAAATTAAAAATTCCTTCAATTGCTAATAAATTAAGTTCTATAGCATAATTAGCATCATCTATTTTGGGTTTACTTGTTGCTTTATTTAAATCCATTTTAGCCTTTTGATATTTATCAATATAATATATTAAATTATCTAGTTCTTCATTAATTCTTCCAGTTGTCATAAATTATTTTTTGTAAAAGATACACTATTATTATTAGACTTTCTGTTTTATTACCAATTATAACATATACATAACATTTTGTAATATAAATTCAAAAAGCACAGAACGAACAAATACCTTCTGTGCTTTTATACCTTAAATTACCTTCTTAAAAAAAGATGTTATAAATTTACGATGCTTAAAATTATAACTCGGTTTTAAACGTTTAAAATGGATTTGTCAAATATTATTACTCAGGATTCGGTTAAATATGACTTTGAGGAAGAAATAAACATTAAAGTTGTTTCTCTAAATTTGACAGATTTTAATCAAAGATTTGGTACTGATATTGTCCTTTATTATGCGGATGAAATATTTGATTCTTATGAAAAGTCAGAATTAGCAGATTATTTCATGTCAACTATTCCGGATCTATTATTTATGGTCCATAATCCATTCAAAAATGAGGTTAACGAATGGAAGTCATGGATAAATTGGAGGCAAGATGAAAGAGATAAATTATTTATTACTTCCGAGATTGAAAGGTTTAATAAAAGAAATATAGAGTATTGCCCTTTGGGAATAACTGAGAATTCTGAAGCGATTGACTTTGTAAAATTTGAAGTAAATAAACTAATCTTAAATCTATAATTTATGTGTTTCCATGTAAAAGTAACAAAGGCAAAAGAACAGATCGAAAAGAAATCAAGGTTAAAATTTAAACCGGAAGTTACTTTTACGCCTAATCCACATTATAAAGGTTTCGATCATCCAAAACTTCCAGTAATCACTAATCAACAAGATTTTATACATCTTTTCGAATGGGGCCTAGTTCCGCATTGGGCTGGCAACGATTTCAATTCAAATAACACTTTGAACGCAAGAATAGAAACATTGGAAGAAAAGCCATCTTTCAGAGATTCATTTCAAAACAGATGCGCAATTTTAGTTGATGGATTTTATGAATGGCGACATGAAGGCCGTGATAAAATTAAATATGACATTGGAATAAATAACAATCTATTTTGTTTGGCCGGATTGTATTCTGATGATACTTTTACAATAGTTACTACTGAAGCTGTTGGAATAATGGATTTCATCCATAACACTAAACATCGCATGCCGGTAGTCTTAAATGATGGTGAAAATTTGATGAATTGGTTAAACTGTAAACCCGTAAAACCATTTACAGACTTCTCTTATCATCGTGAAGATGGACAAGTTTCATTATTTGGATAAACTTTAACACATTTCCGCGACACCTTGTAGCGTTTTATTTGCTCAACTTTGCATATTATGTACGCATTGATTGATTGTAATAATTTTTACGCAAGTTGTGAGAGAGTGTTTAATCCGACACTAAATGGAAAGCCGGTTGTTGTTTTATCTAACAATGACGGTTGTGTTATTGCGCGATCTAACGAAGCAAAAGATTTAGGTATTCCAATGGGCGCTCCTGCTTTTGAATATGAGAATATTTTTCGATTAAAAGGAGTGAAAGTCTTTTCTTCAAATTACGCTCTTTATGCCGATATGAGCAATCGAGTAACTACCGTTATTAAAAAGTATTGTCCGGATATTGAGATTTATTCTATCGATGAATCTTTTCTATTATTTAAAGGATTTGAAAAATATAACCTTGTTGAATATGCTCAGAAAATCAAACAAGAAATATTTCAAATTACTAAAATACCCGTTTGCATTGGAATAGGACCTACTAAAGCTTTGGCAAAAGTAGCGAATAGGATTGCAAAGAAATTTCCTCTTCATCATAATGGTGTTTATCTTATCGATAACCAGGACAAAATTGAGAAAGCATTAAAGTGGTTAAAATGTGAAGATATTTGGGGCATTGGCCGCCGATTATCTAAACGACTTTCATATATTGGTTGTCATACTGCATGGGATTTTACACGTTTACAAGATGAATATTTAAGACGTAATTTTTCAATTGTCGAACTACGGCTTAAAAAAGAATTACTTGGCCAAAGTGTTTTGCATTTAGACGAAGTTCAGCGAAAAAAATCTATTGCAACAACACGAAGCTTTGAAAGGACCATAAATGATTATGAAAATTTGAAAGAAAGAGTTTCGACGTTCGCGGTGTCATGCGCTGAAAAATTACGAGTAGAAAAATCAAAATGTAATATCATTACTGTATTTGTAATGACAAATAGATTTGATGATAAACAGTCTTTTGTTTCAAATACATTAAGTACTACATTAGATTATGATTCAAATTCTAATATAGTTCTTTCAAAAGCTGCATTATATTTATTAGACAAATTGGTCCCGGCAGAAGGTAAAGTTCCAGATTATAAAAAAGCTGGTGTTATTGTTTCGGCAATTACTCCAGATGATCAGGTACAAATGAATATGTTTAATGAAGAATCTCCAAAACATAATGCCTTGATGCAAGTAATGGATAAATTAAACTCATACTATGGTGAGCATAAGTTGGTATTGGGGTCACAAGATATTAGAAGAAAATGGAAAATGAGACAAGAAAGATTATCACCTTGTTATACTACTCGAATTTCAGATGTATTAAATGTAAATTAGGTTATGGTAAAGTTTATTAAGGCACCAACATTATCAGATGAATTGATAAGTGTGCCAATTAATGTAAATGCTGAAAAAGTATATGTTCAATTTTTGGGTGAAGTATCAGCCGGGTTTCCATCACCTGCAGCAGACTTTGTTCAAAATACCATTAGTTTAGATGAAAGTTTACTTGATAAACCGGAAGCAACATATTTAACACGTGTATCAGGTGACAGCATGTATCCGGATTATTTGATTGGCGATTTATTGGTTATTCGTTCGGACATTGAACCAAGACATAATGATGACATTATTGTTTCGGTTAATAATTCCGAATACACTTTTAAAAGATATGATCAGATACACAAGAAGCTCGAACCGCTAAATCCAAAATATAAAGATGCTATTCATTTGGATGATGAAGATACTGTTTTGATTCTTGGTGTAGTAACATCTTTGATTAGGCAAAAAAGAAAAGTGTAAAAAAAGCCTTGATTTCGTCAAGGCTTTTATCATTTAAAAAATTATAGTCTCAAGCCTTTCAAATATTCATTCTCGCGCTTCTTTTTATTTACTTTATATACTTTATCAGTAATCGAACTTGTACGATGCGCTGCCATATTTCTAGCAATATCAAAAGATGGTCCTGAAAGTTGATTAAGGAGTTTCTTTTTTGTGTTTTCATCCAAATTAAGAGAATTAACAAGCGAAAGCACATTGTCTGAAGATACGTCAGAATTTGACTGTTTTTCATCCAAGTAATCCAAGAAACTATGCTTTAACGAATAAAAATCTTCTGTAATTGAATCATACTTTCTGATCCCTTCTTTTTTTAAATCCTCTATTTTACATAAAACTCCATTATGAAAAGTCAGCTTATCTTTTACATGAGTACTCCAGCGCCGAGTAATTTGAGCAGATCGAATTTGTTCTTTACCCGGTTGAAGTTTTTTAGAAAAAATGAAATCCTCTTTTGATTTCACTTCCATCATAAGCTCTCTCCAATAAGGAAGTGCATCTTTAAGAATTACTTTAGTTTCCCAATCATAACAATTAGCACGTTTTTTAATCAATACATCATATTCCTGTTGATCTAATCTCACATGTTTAGCTTGAATTGAAAGCAATTCAGTTGATCTTGTTCCTGAATAAAAGAAAATTGTCGTATAACGAAAGAATTCATAGTTATTCACTTGAAGATGATCAAGCAACTGCCAAATTTGATTAATTTCAAATGTTTTTCGAATCGACTTCACTTCTACTCTTTTGTCAAGCATTGATGCAAAGTTTTCTTTGACGCACTGGTTTTTAATCAATACTTTGAAAATACTCATAAAGTACATTCTAAACTTGTTGAAGTAACTGTTTTTCAAATTCAAAGAATTAATAATGTTGAAAAATGTGGCATAGTTAAGTTCTCCAATTGATAGATGAGATAATTTAAGATGTCTTATTTGTTTCTCAAATCGATTAACAGCAATTCTAACTTGATTTAAATGTTTTTCAGATCCAGCAATTAATGTTCTTGCTATTTGAAAAGCATCAATTATCTTCATTTCTGAATTGATGTCATTTAGAGAAGCATCGTATAGCTTCATCATAAAACCTTTTGTTATAGGATTATATCCTTCTTGCTCAAAAAGTACAGGAATATCTTCAAGCAAATATTTTATTGCTTCTCTCCTTTCTTTAACGTTCTTGAATTTATTAACTCTTCGACGAAATCGAAAACCATCAGGGTACTTTTGTTTAAATTCAGGATCATAGAATTTGCATTCAACTTTCCAATCTAAAGATAAATCGTTGTTTTTCTTCCAATTTTCTGGAGTAACCCACAAATCGGTGTAGGTACATCCTTGTAAAAGTTTTGTTGACAT